CGACAGGTGCTACTGGTGCGACCGGCTCGGCTGGTGCAGATGGAGCGACAGGTGCGACAGGTAGTCAAGGCATTCAAGGCGAAGCCGGAGCAACGGGAGCAACAGGGGCTACTGGTGCGGCGGGAGCAGATGGAGCCGATGGCACAGATGGAACGGATGGCACAGATGGAGCCGATGGCACAGATGGAACGGATGGAGCCACCGGAGCCACCGGCGCAACGGGTCCGGCGGGAGCAACAGGCCCACAGGGTCCGGCGGGTCCGGCGGGTCGAGATGGTGCGAATGTGGTGTGGGGTTCGGTTGCGGGTGGAATGCCACTCCCGAACACTTTGACTCATGTCATCATGACGCTTGCGATGGGTGGACCCATCCCAATTCTCACACTCCCAGATTCCGATTTATCTATCACACTCATCCCGACTGATGCACCATCATTCCTGATTGATGCGAATCTCGTTCCATGTCCTTTCACATATCACAACGGTGTGTTATTGGTTGAAGGCACGATGTTGACTATTCATGCCGGTGCTACTGTCGATTTGTTGTTCGTCTTGGATGATGGCATGGGTCAACCTCGATACTACATTTCAGGATTCTCAAAGAATGTCGGTGGACTGTCTTTTGACATCACTTGATTGGTTCAATCCCCAATTGTCATATATGAGAATCCTCTGGTCAATGACCCATGCCTAACGAATGCGCTCAATGTCGCCTACCAATCACTCGCCATAACACAATCACGGCCATGAGTGTTATTTGCGGCAAATGTTATCTGAAAAACCAAGCCGAAAAGCGAGCGAAAAAGGGTTTGAAGTGATACCTATCGAACCCGATATTCAAATATGAGTATGAGCCCGCTCTGGAACGATGACAATTCGCTCCGAGCCTCAACGAACCTACGACCGAACTTGGATTGAAATCGAAGAGATGTTGAGCAAGGCCGAACTCAAATTGAATTATCATCAAACGGCGATGCAACAATATCCCACCAAGTCGAAGGAATGGGTTCATGATGCTCGCCAGTTCAAAGCACTTCAAGGAGTGGTCAAGACTCTCAAATGGGTGTTGGGCGACAAATCCGTTGACCATCCACTCGTTTGATAACGGTGGGCTGGCTCTCATAAAGTATGAGTGAGTTCTCGGTGTTGGTTGGTGATGCTCTCGATAGACTTGACGATATAGAACCCGAATCGGTTGACACTTGCATCACATCGCCACCATATTGGGGTCTCCGTGAATACACCGATGGTGATGATGAACTCGGCATCGAATCGAATCCACAGGACTTCATTGATTCACTTGTTCTGATTCTTCGAGCAGTCAAACGAGTTCTCAAGCCCGAAGGCACACTTTGGTTGAACATCGGCGACACCTATGTGAAGAAGCAATTGCAGATGATACCGGCACGAGTCGCTATGGCACTCCAAGAGGATGGGTGGTTCTTGCGTCAAGAGATTATCTGGGCGAAGCCCAACCCCATGCCCGAACCATCGAGAGATAGGTGTTCTCGGAATCACGAAGTCATCTATCTGTTGGCCAAGTCCAAGAAGTATTACTTTGACTTTGATGCCATCAAGGAGAAGTCCATCAACAAGAAGGTTGCAGGACCCAACATGAAAACAACGCAACACTATGGTGCAGGGAATGGTGGCAACGCCGGACTCTTGGAGTGGAAAAAAAAGTTCCACAAGACTGGCACACCTTTTCGCCGCAAGCGTAGCGTCTGGTGGATTCCTGTCGTGCCATTCAAGGGCGCACACTTCGCAACATTCCCTCCACAATTGATTGAGCCATGCGTTCTTGCGGGTTCTCCGGTCGGTGGAATGGTTCTCGACCCGTTCGCCGGCTCTGGAACAACGCTCGGAGTCGCCGTCAAACATGGTCGCAACGCCATCGGTATCGAACTCAATAGTGAATATGCAGAACTGATTCCGAAGCGAGTCAGTCAAATTGTCGGCCATCTGGTTCAAGCCGATGAGCAGATTCCCCACACACCCACCTTTGGTGAGTGGTTCATTTGATAAGGGTGGGAATCGACTCGACACTTATGGGATTCATTACAGATTGTCCAACCGAATACGCCATCTGGCAACAAGAGCAAGCGCACTTGGCTGAACTGGCCGAAGAACATGAGCGAGATTGCCTTGAGCAAGCGAAGCAAGAGATGAATCAAATCCTCGAAGTTCTGGGTCGGATTCCACACTACAAAGAAGCCAACGATTTGAATCAAACCATCAAGGATGAATGCGTTCTTGCGGGTGAATACATCAAGACGATTCGCAACATCTGTGCGGGTGGCGAGCAACAAATCATTGTGCAATCAGTTCTCACGCCAATTGTCAACGGATTGGTCGATTCGGAATACAATCTCGAAGCAGTTATTCAATTGCTGGAGCATAAGCCTGATAAACCAACACACACAACGACAAAGAAGGGGGAGTGAAATTGTGTCCGACCAACCCATCTCAACGCCTAAGAAGCCGTTCAAATACATCTCACTATTCGCCGGTATCGAAGCCGCATCAGTCGCTTGGCATCCACTCGGTTGGGAGCCACAATTGTTCTGTGAAATCGAACCATTCCCATCGGCGGTTCTCGCTCAACGATTCCCAGATGTTCCGAATCTCGGAGATATTACAAAGGTGAATTGGGATGAGTGGAAAGACAAAGACATCGACCTTATTATCGGAGGCTCACCATGTCAATCGTTTTCTGTTGCAGGAAAGCGTCTTGGATTGGATGACCCTCGTGGGAACTTGGCCATCGAGTTCTGCCGGATTGTTGACACAGTTCGACCAACATGGTTCATTCTCGAAAATGTGGCAGGACTCCTGTCATCTGACGGAGGGAGGGATTTTGGAGCCCTACTCGCACTCATGGGGGAATGCGGGTATGGGGTCTCATACAGGATTCTTGACTCTCAACATTTCGGAGTCCCACAAAGACGCAGAAGGGTGTTCGTTGTTGGACATCTTGGAGCCGATTGGCGACATTCCGCAGCGGTATTATTTGAGCCCAATAGCCTGTCAGGGGATTCTCCGAAGGCATCTGGAATCAAACGCCAAGCGAATGCCGAAGGTTCTCCAGAGAGCATTGGAGAGGGGCAAGGATGGTTTGAATCATCCACCGACCTCGACCGAAGAAGAGTGAAGGCCATCGGAATCGAAGGTGGCCAAGCACGAGCGACATTCGGCGATGACCTCGCACCGACATTGAATTGTCAAGACGATAAAGCATTGGTTGGAGTCGAGATTGACGATGAAGTGTGGGGGATTGGTGGGAGTCAAGCCGACCAATGGGGTGCGGTTGTCAAAAACCTCGCACCGACTCTTCATTGTCAATCTGACTGTTCGCTCGTTGCACATACACAAGAGATGAATGGCGACTTGCCCATCGGCATTGAAGGGAATATGCCAGCCCAGATGGGGAATTGTATGGAGAACACCCAACCGACCGTGATGGCAGGGAATGAGCGACCATTGGTTGCTACACCAACCGCTGGTGCATGGGCTGTCAATTCACGAGATGAAGTTCGATTGATTGACGATGATGGTCAAAAGACTGGAACACTTCTCACGAGCGATGGCAAAGGTCAGACGATGATTGCTCAAGAACCCAATGTGGAGATATTCAAGTTCGATTCACAATCCTCGAACTCCATGAAATCGTCAAATCCAGATTCGGGATTACAATCTGGCGTGGAGATTGCACCGACTCTCGACACAATGCAACCCAATCCTGCTCTCAATCAAGGTGGGCTGGCGATTGTTCAAGAGGATGATGCGGTGTCATTCCAAGCAAATATGAGTCGCTCGAAGGATGGGGATTTGAGCCACTATGTCAAATTAGGACCCAACGATGGTTCGATAACTCCAACAATCACCAAAGAGACCAACCCTCGCAACGCTGCGACATTGGTTGCTCAACCGGATGATGTTGTGTCGCTTCAAGATGTTGAACAATACAACAAGAAGTCGCCGTTGGCTGGAAAGGGGTATCGACAGGATGGCCAATCATACGCATTGGGTGTGCGTGGGAGTGCTGGAGTCGGTCAACCCACCGATGTCAAGGCATTCACAACGAAGGGAGATGGGGCGGTCTTTGAAGCCGATATGCACCCAACACTCTCATCATCTCAAGGTGGTCAGGCTGGTCAAGGTTATCCGGCGATTCGCAGGGAGATGATAGTTCGCAGATTGACTCCATTGGAGTGTGAGCGATTGCAGGGATTCCCCGATAACTGGACTCGCATCGAATGGAAAGGCAAACCCGAATCCGAGTGTCCAGATGGACATCGCTACAAAGCCTGTGGGAACTCGATGGCAGTTCCGGTCATTCGTTGGCTCGGTGAGAGAATTGAAGCCGTTGATTGTCATGTTCCTCATGTCGACCTGCCCGAAGAGAAGAATCGGGTATTGACCGGCTTCAAGGATGGTGTCGCCATATCTCAAGACACAATGGATGAGTGGTTCTCGTGAGTCTGATGCAATTCCTTGTGGGGTTGAATGATGTCGATGTTCGGGCTTGGGTCATTCAAACGATTGACAATGACTCCAAACATGAGAAGGGAATCCGAGTCTTGGCTCTCAATGTAATGAATGCTAAAGCGGGATTGGATGAGATTGTCGAGAAGTCTGGATTAGATATTGATTCAATTATGCGGGTGATGGATTCGTGGCGACTGGAACCCAATCTGGCTTCGATTGAAAACAAAGTGAGGGTGGCGAATGTGATACTCGATGCACTCTTTGAGCGAGAACCCAGAGGTGAGAATGATGACCAAGAATCCAAAATGTCGCAAACAAATTAGAGACGCTTTACTATTGATGGAGATAGATGATTCGTTCTCGTTGGATTGGTTTATCGAAGAGATTAGAACGCCGAGAGGATTGACCAAAAGCAAACTTCTTCAACGCCAACCAATCCAACGAGTGGCGATGATTCTGACCGAGTATGTGGTTCAAGGATTCCTTGACCGAGAACAGACGACAACCCGAACGATAGCGCACTATCGAGTCGTGAAATTGCTCGAATAGTCTGAATCACAATTCTCCGCAAGTGTGAATAACCACATAGACATAGGATAACAATATGGATGATTCCATTGAGAGTATAGATGATGTTGATGAATTACTGCCGAGCAAACATGATGAGGCATTGATTCGGTTCGTTGCACATCTGTTGATTCGTGGTAAAACCGAAGCCGAAGTGAGAAGGTCATTGGTTGAAAATAGCCTCTTTGACTCTCACGCCTCGCCAGCAAAGTGGAGAACTCTTATTCGACAGAGCCAGATTGTTGCAGACGACATCAAGTGGATGGTCGTGGCGAAAGCCGAGATGGATGATGTTGAGCATCAACGATTGGATTCATATGCTCGAAGGCGGCGAGCGATGGGTCGACTCGAAGCCATCATCGAGAGCGCACATCAACAGGCCGACTCGGTGAGCAAACTGAACTCGGTGTCATTCATGGTGGGTGGATTGCTCAAGGCACAGGAATCAATGGATAAGTTCACAGGAGCGCAAGAAGCCGCACCACAGGTTGTGGTCAATGTTGGCTATGACCCATTACAACAGTTCCGAGATGTGATTCAAAAAGAGATTCAGGTCATAGATATTGAATTGGATGCCGAACTGGTTGATGAGGATATTGAAGAAGTCGTTGAAACCATTTCATCCGAAGAATGAATCTGCGGTCGGATTCGATTCGATTCGATTCCAGCAACCAGAACTGGCGAACTGGATGATATATCGAATCCGATATGGCCAAAAGTTCCTTCGAGTGTTTTCCAGACAATTACAAAAAAGACGAAAAAAACGAACTTAGAAAACCGCTATACTGCGAGCCTGTGAAATCCCCAAATATGCTCCATCCTGCAATCCGAACGACTGGTCGACATCATTCTGCCGAAGTTATTCGGTTCAATATCGAATCGAGGTTTGTTGAGGCTCGTTCGGCCCAGTTAAAATTGAAGTATTATGGCCAAAAAGCATTGATATAACCGAAGCATTGATAAGGTGGAACACCTACGCCAATACAAGGAGAGAGCCAAAATGAGCCAAACCGAAACCGAAACCGAAAGCCAGACCACCGAATTAACCCTTGACAGGGCAACAGGAACCCTTGTGGATTCCTCTGCCGTTATGTCAACAGGCGCAGGATGCGCCGTTGCTTCGTGGGCAACAAAGCAGAAAAAGATTGACCGCACAACCGTGAATGACGCACCTGCCGAGAAGCAGACCAACAGCGTTGACCTCACAATCGTTGACAACAACACCGGAGCAACCAGCCAAATCACCGGCGATGCAACAGTCGGACTTGACAACCCAGATGCAGTAATCACACAGAAACTTGGAACAAAGAGTCTTGCACTATTACTCTTGATGAACAACAACACCATCACCGCAGAGAACATCACCAGTCAGATGAAAGAATCACTCATCAATGGAGATGTCGCAACACAAGCACGAATACTTGGACTCGACTTCGACTCCGAGAAGTTCGCCGCTGCTGAAGCACTTCTAAAGTCCATCACCAACGAGACTCGTGGAATGAAAGCAGGTCGCCAGCAGTTCACTGCTCGCACCGCTTGAATCCCAAGTCAGTCAACCAACGATGGTTCACTCCCTGCATCCTTCGGGGTGTGGGGGGTGTTCAATCATCACCGCCTTCATCGAAGGGTGTGCATGGGTGTGCCACCATCTGGTGGGATGCACATGGTCAACAACACGACCGGCCATCTGACAGATAGATGTGCCAGTTCGGAATGCTTTGACCAATCTGTGCGTTCGCCGAATCATCGAATGATGTGAAGGGTGTGCGATAGGTGTGCGGGTGCATGATGCCTCGCTCTCGCTCCCAGAGAATTGTCGATGATGATTCGACTTCGGGAACTGGAATATATTCAGCATCGTGGGGGGGATGAGAATGTCATTCGCTCCAGATAGCCTGATGGTCGACAATCTGCCGGAGCCATGACCCCCCGCCTGTCGGTCGAGAAGCATTTGGTTTTTCGTTTTCGCTTGAATATCCTCTCAAAATAGAATTCTCGTTTTTTCATTATTTTTTTTCGCTATATTACTACTTATGTTCCATCAAATCAATTAAACAAACGAAGGGGGTGTATGGGACACACACACACTACAAAATGGGAGAATGATATACTGCGCCCAACCACACCAGATTGGGTGTGTATGTGTGTCAAGAGGGGGTCTCATCTGATTCTTTGGACTATCCCCCCATAGGGGGGATAATGATTGACACCGCCGTCAATCGGTTTGAATCCGGTTCCAATCATTCCCAATCATTGTTCTCATTGTGATTCCGCTTCATTGATAAGGGTGGGATTGCGAGGGTTGGTCATGCCGAAGAAGTCTGCAAAGCCAAGCCAACCGATTGAAGAATCATACCCGACCATCGTGATTCAGTTCCGAGCCAAAGGGAATCTCCCACCTGACATGAATATGTCTGCGGCGGATATTGCGATGTTCCTTGCACAAGGGATTGGAATGGTCAACGAGCGTGAGCAAGTGGCTTGTGATGTGTCGTTCGGCCAGACCAGTATAACTCAATATGAAGTTCTCGCCAAAGTCTTGGAAACAACGGGTGGAGAATGATGGGGTCGATTCAATGAAGGATGCAATCAGCGATTGGTTCTTTTTGATATGGGTGTCTATCTGGTTGTGGTTCATGGCTCGTGGTGATTAAGAATGCGGCTATGTGCAAAACGAGGATGCCGGAACAGCGCATCGAGAGGATTCCGATTGTGCTATAACCATCAAAGTGCGAGAACCGCCATGAAACAGTTCTTGAAGAATCGAAAGAGTGGAGAAGCCACTCCTGATGAAGAAGAATGACCCAATACCGTGATAACCCCCCATGAAGAACGAATTGCGTATGGGGAACATCACAAACCTCTCGTTGACATCGACTACCACAAGTCTTGTTCCAAGTCCAGCACCAGTCATGATGCTCCGTTTGACTGGCTCATTGGGGATGGATGATTGCACTTTGGAGATTCATGATTGTGCCGAAGTCGGAGATGTGGCATCCACGAACCTCGTTGCTAAATATATTCTATCCGCCCAGACGGGAGTGTTTTCATTTGACTTCGATGAAGTCATGTTCCTCAAAGGATTAGTCGTGGTCGCAACGCTTGGTGTGGCCGGACCCTTGAACTTGAATGTTGAATGGGAGTGAAATGATGGAATCGGCTCTGGAGAACATACTTGCCGAAGAGATATTGGAGCCGATACTTCTTCTCGTTCAATCTGGGAACGGCAAAATCTGGATTCACACTTGGGATGAGAATAAAGTCAAAATCGGCGAAGTCGATGGAGATTCATTCGACCCCGCTTTGAGAATATGTGAGCAATCCGTCTGGAACAAATACCGAACGGATGATGCGATTCGGCCAATTCTTCGCTCGCAATACACTTGCTTGAAGAATCCAGATGATGCCGTCAAGAAGTGGGTGTTCGACCACAACACTCTCGATGCCGACCGGAACGCCGTGATTATCTCATACACCTGTCAAGAACCAACGACCATTGTGATTCCAAAGAATTGATAAGGGTGTGGCCTCTCTTCATTGACATGAGCGACCAAGAAGTCCAAGTCGACCTCACATATCACAGGATGCCCGACTTTCCACATGAGATTGAAGCCGTCTTGAATGCCGCCATTATGCTCCAAGACTCCAAGATGTTCCCAGATTGTTGCTATCAAATCAGCGAGGCTATGGCTCACACTCTTAGAGAAGTGGGGTTCGATGCAGAAGCCAAAGCGATTGCTTGTGATGTGTATGGGTGGAATTATGACTATGTTCGATTCGCCGGTGGGATGCCTATCAAAGCACCCAAACCATCCAAACATGACTCGTGGCAAGCCAGAGCAAAGGCTCGCAACCAGCGTGGCGGGAATAGGAACAAACCCAAAACCCGACCCGACCTTGTGCCATATTATCTGGGGATATTCCACGAACAGGTTGTCGATGGTGATGGCTATGATGGCCATGTGGTTTGTGCGGCGAAAGGATTCGTTCTCGATGCCACCGCACTTCAATTCAATCGCCCACACAAAGGACTCCATTCGTCTAAGACGGTTGTGATTCCATCGGTGGCATTCCAACCGTTGCCAGATTCATATCAAGACTTGGTTTGTTGGCCGAGAAACTTGGCCGATGGAACTCCGCATCCTGATGCCGGTGCGGATTTGTTCGCTATCAAATCACTTGAGCAGGAACTCATCGCAATCTCATCTCCCAAATTACTTCGTAAGCAAGGTCAAATTGCATACTGTGTTCGAGGGGATATTGACTCCGATAACTGGATGGAGCATGGCGACCAGACCCAGCGGAATATCGACAGGGCGAAAATGATGATGCTCAAGACTACTCAACAGTTCTTGGCTCTCGACCGAGATGGCGACATGAGTGGAACCGTATCATTTGAGGCTTGAGAACCAAAGCATTGATATACACCAACACCCTCGCATCAAATACCCAAGCGACTTGGGATGCGGAACGAGACCGCAAGTGGGAGAGTAATCCCTTAAACGGCCACAACGAGTGGTCGGCCAACAAATGTATAGTCGAAGTGGCATCCCCCACCAATCCTTTTCCTTTACCCCACTATATCAATACCGGCGAGTTCATAATGGTGTGCAATCCATGAATGAATTATGACCGGAATCGGCGACAAGACCAGAGTGAGAATGATGAGTGTTCTCAAAATGTTCATCACGAACTCAAACGAACCAACAAACAAAACTGGAATAATCAACGATGCACCGCTACAAGCGAAGTCATACAATCATACCATTCATTCGTTGAAGGTGTCGGGCTTCATCCAGAAGCATCCGAAGAACAGTCGCCGATGGTTGGCGACCGGCGAGGGAATCTCGTGGGTTGTCAAGTCGATAACTCAAGACAAAGTTCGAGAAGCGTATGATGGAGATGCCATGAGGCATTCCAGAGTCAATCCAGATGCCAGTTCAAAGAAGTGTATCACCAATCCTCATCAACCGACTGTCGATATGATTCGATTGAATCTCACCGACATCAACCAGTTCATCCACGCAATTATCGGAGACCGTTCGAATGGCGAAGTGTCATGGACTCGTGATGGTCGACAATTCTTGGTGAAGGTCGAGAATGGTGTCGTCAATCTATTCTTGGGGCAGGAGAGTGATTCTCAATGAGTCTTGAGGATGACATACGAGAAGTGGTCGAAGAAGTGAACGATGAAATGGAGCACGATGAAATCGAAGTCAACGGACTCAAGACTCACTCATGGGAGATAAACGCCAACACATCGCCAACGGCGATTGGCGAGAAGGTTCTCATGTTGACATTGACAAATCCCCAACAAGTATTCCGCTTGTTCCGAGCAGACGATATTATTTTCATCACCGCCGTTGAGGGTGAACAATGGGAACGAGTCGGAAATCCAGATTGACCAACCCACTATCTGTTGAGCATCTCCTGTTGGTTCGGAATCTCTATCGAGAATTGCGAGCCGACCGACCAGATGTTCTCGGTGGGTTGCCAAGCGGAACATCGTGGTTGCGCTGGCGGTATCTCCGTGAGGGAACAATCCGCCTACTGGCGCAGGTCAGATTCAAGGATGATGATTTCACCATCTCTCTCAATCGCTATTCATTCGACAAGTATCACTTGATGGAGCCACTCCTGCTCAAAGGATTGATTCATCACGAACTGCTTCACATTGTATGTGGGAGCGAAGCAGGACATGGCCAGATGTTCACCAAATTGGAATCAGGCTGGGAACAATTTGACGAATATCGCTATCAACGAGCGAAGTTCGTTCGAGCAATCGAGCGTATCGAGCGAGATAAGGGTCGACTGTTCAAGTATGAATGTCCAAAATGCCACAAAGTTCTGTTCAGAACTCGCCGGATGGCTCCCGAATCGGCTTGTCGGGATTGCTGCAAAGCGAATAACGGTGGAGTCTGGTGTGAATCTTTTGTGTTGATAGAACGGAACGATTGATATAGGTGGGGCTGGCTCGGTGGTAATATGCCCAGAAAGCGACCTGCCATTGGCAAGAGAGAATTGAAGCGTATGACAAGAGAGAATCTGAAAGCGAAACTACTGGAACATGGACTTGAATGTGAGGATATGCAAGCAGGTTCAATCACCTATACGGTCGCCAGATTCCCACATGAACCGAACCAGATTGTCGCCGCTATCTATGGCTCAATCAAGGGTTGTGCATCTCTATGGATGAAAGAAGCCGCATTCCAAGAGGCAAAGCCGAATCTCCCATCAGACACCGTTGTCGAAGATGTTGCTATGTTCCGCAGAGGATTCCAATGGGCGGTTCACTTTGATGCACCGACATCAGAATTGATTCCTGTGTGTGTGAGCGCAACCGTATCTGCTGGAACCAACCGACTCAACAAGACTCTCAAGCGCAGGGCGGATGATGACCGCCGAGCCGCCGAGAGAGAAGTCCGTCAGGCCAAGATGGCCGAACGCAAGCGTGATTGGAAAGACGATTCAAGTGTTTGAATTGACTATTGATATTCCGAAGCATTGATAAGTGGCAACCTGTTCGGTATAAACATGGCAACCATTAGTCCAGAGCAAATTGAAGCCGTCAGCGCACTTGAAAGTGTGCTTGACGATGTAATAGACCGAAGCAAATCCTTCGCAAGCGACCTCGTGAATAAGGGTCAGAAGTATTCGCTAAGTGAGAAGCAAATGTATTGGGTGAAGCGAATCACCGCAGAGGCAACACCATCCTCGACTCCACCGGCAACACCTGTGTCCGGCGGCGCACCAGTATCGACTCCACCGGCAACCGAGAACCTCTCGGAACTATGCGACAAACTCGATGAAGTCAGACCATACCTTTCACACCGAAGTCAGACCTTCGCTCAATCCTTGATTCGTCAAGGTCGCAACAAGGGTTATCTATCCGCCAAGCAATTGCCGTATGTTCACAAAATGATTGACGAGGGAACAGATGCACAGGCAAAGGGAATCGCCGATAAAGCAAGCAGGGATGCGGCTCGTGCGGCTCGTGCGGCGGCTCGTGAAGCACATCGCATCGCAACCACACCTGTGAGCGACTCCGATGCTATGGATGGATTTGAGGCAGTTCTGGAACTATTCGATGCCGCCGGTGCAACATTGACTCGCACTAAAATCCACTTGATAACTGACGATGGCCGTGAAGTCGTTGTTCGTTCCAACCGCCGACACAAAGAGACCAACGAGGTTCTCTATGTTCACAATCACGGTGCTGATTACAACGACCGTGATGCTCAATATGGACACATCAACAAAGCAACCGCAGGATGGAACTTCACTCCAGCAACCAACGCCGAAGTTCACAGGGTTATGACACTACTTCGTGATGACCCACTTGGAACTGTGATGGACATGGGTCGCAAATCTGGCCGATGTTGCTTCTGCTCCTTGCCATTGACTGACTATCGTTCAACCGCACATGGCTACGGACCCATCTGTGCAAAGCATTACCGCTTGCCATACTCAAAGGCCACCGCTATGGTCATCGAAGGCGAGATTGAATCAAAGGTTCTTGAAGTCATTATCATGCGTGATGATGAGGGGAACTTCGCCGTGAAAGACCACAAGACCGGAGAGACCATCTGCACATTCACCAGTCGCCAAGCGGCAAACGAATACGCAGACCAATTCTCAATCGTTGAGAAGGTTTGAACCGATAGGTTGACGAATAGGGGTTCACTCCCTTGCTCTATGAGCGAGGGTGGTGGATTGACCCTCACGAGTCAACAGGCTCGTGAAATAGCCCTTTATCCTGACCGTTGGGCGCAATACTTCAGAACCATCGAAGGCAAGCCCTTCATGCTTCACGAACGACCATATCTCATCGACATCTATCGGCACTTCGGTGCGACTGAACGGAATGACATCACGAAGGTGATTGTTCTCAAATGTTCACGCAAGGTCGAAAAGACCGAGACCATCTGCAACCTGCTCTTGTATGGGTTATTGAACATTCCATACTTCAATGCCGTCTATACCGCACCAAGACAACCACAGGTGTCCAGATTCGTTGAAGAACGGTTCAATGGGGCTATGATGTCAAGCATCAACGGTGGATGCCTTCTCAAGCAACGCATCAAAGCATCCGTGAGCCACCAGACATTCGATGTCGGTGCAAAGTCGTTGAACCACTTCTATGCCTACTCGAACTGGGGCGATGCTCACGGTTTGCTCGGTATCGCCGCCGATATGTGTTGCATAGATGAATATCAGGATTCCGACCCAGATGTTCTCCCAATGCTAATCGAGATGCTGACTCAATCGAACTTCAAAATTGTTCTCGTGAGTGGAACGGCTCGTGAGCAAGGCTCGGAGTTCTGGCGGCTCTGGGAGACCAGCACGAAGGGCGAGTGGGATGGTGAACAATGGGTGCATCAGCATGGCCACGACACACAGGTTGACCACATCATTGGCTATCACATCACTCAACCAATGCACCCCGATGTGAGCGATGATGACATTGAACAGAAGCGTGGAACATACACACCTCGCCGATTTCAAAATGAAGTTCTCGGTGAGTTCTTTGCTGGTTCGGCAAAACCCCTCACATTCGATGTGGCTTTGGGAGTTATCGACTCCGATATGTTTCCGACCGAGAGCGTGAAAATCCCAGAAGAATCGGTGATGGGAATTGATTGGGGATTGACAACGACAATTGTCATCATGAGCGCAGATGGCAAACGGATATTGAACGCACTTCAAGTCGAGGCTCGTGGCGATGGAGACTTAGATGAAGTCGCACGAGTCAAGGAACTCATTCTCCGATACAATTCTCGAAAGGTCGTTTGTGATATTGGCTACGGCGCACGACAAGTCAAGGAACTCCAGAAGGAGTTCGGCGAGCGAGTCTGCTCGTGCTATTACTCATCTCGGCCTATGACTCCATATGAGTTCAAGAAGCGAGATAACAACCGCAATATCATCAACATGGCCATTGTCGACAGAACCACATACATCGAACGCACTTTGGAGAAAATCAAAAAACAGGAAATCTCTTTGCCGTTCAAGGACAGGGAACTGGAATGGGTTCTCCACGAATGGTGTGCCATCAATTCATCTGTTGAGGATGATATGAAAACGAGTCGAAAACGCCGGTCGCAAACCCTGACGAAGTATGGTCGAGATGGAGATGACCACGCTTTTCACGCTCTGCTGTATGCGACTATTGCGCTCGATATGCTTGACGAAGGTGGTGGGTTGCCGACCATGAGAACCTTTGGTGCGTGAGAATTGAGAATCAAAACATTGATATACTGAACACCCCTCGTCTTGATTAGCAGAGAACCCCACTCTTAGCGGAGTGTGGCCCCTGACGCTCGCTTCGGCGGCATGAGGGCGGGGAGAGTTCTATGGTGTATTGGATGCGGGGTCGCTCCCCAACCATCAAATCGGGTCGGGGGTTCGCCGCCGATTCCCAAAGCCTCGCTTGGTCGGTTCTGCCGTCATGGTGAGAGATTGCACCTGCGCCTTCTTATTCACTAATCGAACCAAGCCGAGAAGCAATCGCATGACATATCGGTGTTGAGTTCTTTGTATGAGAACTTCTTTCCAGCCTCAATCATCTCTCTCAAATCCGTCAATGACAATGGGTTGCCACCTCGACTCAATGCTGTGTGTGGCGACTTCAACAATTCTTTGGTGATGCGCTCTTGTTCTTCGTGATGAGCATACACATCTGGGAGAGTCTTGAGCAAGTGAGCAAATTGACCCAACCCCGCCTTGACGCAGAACCCACCACAGTTATTGTGTGTAAATCCCAATTCATACAATCGGGGTGGGTCAATACCAGACGCTTTCACTTCACGCATCAATTTGCGTTTGAATGGGGTCGCACCTTCTAACAATGGAAAATAGACAGGGAATGGTGCTTGCGAGGCTCGACCTCGTTCGATGCGACCGCAATCCTCGATGTTATCGAACCCCATAACGACTATTGCATTATCCGGTGTGAACTCATCTTTCATGGCGGCTCTCAACGGTTCTCGTTTGAACACTCGTGAACACATATCAGCACGACTATTTGGGATGAACTTTCGCTCCCTCGCCATTGACCACAAGTCCAGCGGTTCCCCGCTTTTTCCAATTATAACAAATGAGCGAATCGGCAAACCAAGTGATTTGGATGCTTCATCGTTGAACCGATACAGGTCGGCATCTTCTGTCTTAGTATCGGCGAACCACAACACCACTCGCTCTTTGCCGAACTGGTCAACACAACGCCTTGCCGCTTCATAGGATGACAACCCACCTGACCACATGACAACAAATGTGAAATCATCCGAACTTGGAATCGGAATGTCGTCTCCTATTGGCCATGCTTTCACTCCCATAACAATCCCGACAAACCCCAACATCATAAAACCATGTGGTCAACCTTTGAATGAATGAATCGAATCCGTGATAAACCCCAACCGCCCACCAGCCGGTATGGACATCGAGACCATCCTCACGCTTATCGGCGTTGCCGCAATCCCCACAGCCCTTTGGCTTCGTGAACGATACAAACGAGTCATGGCCGATGGCACGATAACGATTGATGAAGTTATTGAAGAAGCGCAAGCAATTTCAAAGAAAGCCGAAGAAGTCAAAGAAGTGGTTGACGAGATAATCACCGAGAGTGAATCTAATGCCGAATGACACCGACCGTGATGCGGTTCACTTTCAATGGACCCAAGCCATTCATCGAGATTTGGCTAATCTTCGAGATAATCATCTGGCGCACATGAGCGCAGACATCGCCGAATTGAAGCACGATGTCAAAACCATCGAAGGAGAAGTGGCGGAACTCAAGGAGATTAAGAACGAAGCATTGTCGATTCTCCGCCGCTATTCAGGTCGCATCGTGCTTGGAATCCTCATCGGAATCGGTGCGGCTACTGGTGCGCCAATGGCCGTTGATGGGATGATTTAATGCCTCTCCGGTGCGCCAAATGCGATGCTTGTGGGCGCACCAAATGGACTCGCTCATCAAGACCCAAGTGCAACGCCGTGAATTGCCCCAGACGCTACGGGAATATGCGTATCATCGAAACCAACGACAAGCCAGATTGGTCATGACCTTCAACGGTGTCGGCTCACGATTCCAGAGCCGTTCGCTGAAGTCGACTCAAACCCACCAAGCCCAGAACGGTGCATCAACACCATAGAAGTCCATCATGCCTTTGAATCCAGCGATTGCCGAATCAACATAATCTGCACCAGCGATGAAAGCGGTATCGTGAGCATCCATGTATGGTCTCATGAATCTGCAATAGCCGGAGTTCCCAGCAAAGCGTCTCTTCTCAAAGTCGGCTTTGTTGATTGAGTTCATGACATCGCTCATCCACATTTGTTTGAAGTTCATAGGGTGAACATCACCCATGTGGTCAGCCCATCCGTTGGCCATAACACAGTCATACATGACTTGTGAAGCGGCGGTGATTGAACGAGCGTCTGTGGTTCTGACTTGAGAAGCACGAGCCCTGTATGCGTCTTGGAAATCGCCTTTGTCGTTGCGAGCCCAAGTCGTGGTCATTCCAACATTGTCATCGCCCATGTTATCCGGTCTCCTATACCCTGTCGTGGCAGTTCCCCCCTATAAAGAGTTCGGCATCACAATGGTGTGGAATCACAATGGAAAGGTTCTTATGTGAGTGTCCTCTCCGTCAACATGAGCCGACTTGGACAAAAAGCGAGCGTGTTGGGGGCGTTCCCCCCTATGAAGCGACTCGTGGATTGGACAGGATTGTTCAACCCCGCCAACCCCTTCGGGGGCGAGCCTCCACATATTGACACGGTGGAACAAGACCTGCTGAACACAGGGATTGGTGTGGAGTGGCTCTCTTCTTCATTCTTATCACAAATGCAATTAAACCCCATGACACAACCCGCTATCTATGGCGGAACGCAAGCGTAGCATCACCGACCGACTTCTGGGTCGCAATCGACCTGTTGATTCGGCAGATGTCGCCAAGTTCACCCAGATGGTGAATGAAGCACACAAACCGGAACTCGATTGGGATGGCAAAGCACTCGCATCCATGTCGAAAATTGGCCAAGCAACCCAAAAAGGTCGAGGCAAATCCGGCTCTGGAACTGAAACGAAAGTGTCCTATCAATTGTTGAGAGACATCAGCCTCAAATCCGAAGTGGTCAATGCAATCCTTCGCAGAACTGTTGATGACTGTCTTGGGAATGGCTACACATTCATCCTGCCCGAAGGTGCGGAATCTGGAGATTCAACACAATTGGCGAAGGCACGAGACTGGTTCAAGAATCCGAATCCCGATGACAACGGCAACGAGTGGTTGGAGACTCTAATCTATGACCTTGCGTTATTTGGAGATGCCTATCTCGAACTCGATGGGAGTGCGGATAAATCTCTGGACTCAAAGGGTGTGAAGTGGACATTCGGTGGCGAACTCGTGAGTGTGTGGCCTATCCCTGCCGAGCAAATGAAATTGACCGCAGGGAATCGCAGACCCGCCCCACCTAAAATGGCCTATACGCAGAAGGTCAATGGCGAGACTCGACAATTCTCCGCCGACAAAGTGATTCACATTTCAAAGTTCAAGCATGGCCGAGCGTATGGAACTTCACCACTCATCGCCTTGTTGAATGTCATCGCCGGACACCTGAACCTGTCGAATTATCTGAACGAACTCTATACCGGAACTCTCCCCAAGACCATCCTCAATGTCGGCGACATCAGCAACGCCGAGATGAAGGCGATGCTCTCACTACTTGAGCAACAATTGACTGGTGGTAAATCACCGTTCGGGTTGGTCGCCGTCAATGGTGGAACAGGATTCAATATGCACAGGGTTCTCGATTCGACTCGTGAAGGGGCGCAATTGGATTTGCTCTATTACTATCGTGAAGAGATTTGCGCTGTGTTCGGAATCCCACCAATGAAATTGGGTTGGGTCCAAACAGGCAAAATGTCAAATCCAGAACAACAATTGGATGCGTGGTATGATGTGATTGAATCATTCCATCGCCGAATCGAAGCCGTCATCAACAATCGCCTGTTGCCGTTGCTTGGGATTGACGAATGGATATTCAATTTCACGACCATCCGACCGAGCCGTGAAAAAGAACTGGCCGAGACTCGCAAGGCCGAGTCGAATGCAATCAGCAATCTGCGCCAAGAAGGTGTGGTCAGTATCAACGAGGCTCGCCAGATGCTTGGTCTTGAGCGATTGAGCGAACCCGAAGCAGACGACCCATTCTATCTCTCTCCGAAGTTATCCATCAATGCTGGTGCGGATGCGCTCGGCGGTGAAGGTGAGAATCCAGCGACTCCCCCATCTCTCAACGATTTATTCCCTGAAAAAAGTCGGCCACTTGATGAAGGCGATGGAGCAGGTTCGGCTCCAGATTGGAATGATGAACTCGAACCGGCTGGATTATCCGCCGATATTCGGCTCGATATACAGAACAGGAGAATCAAATCTGCTGACGAATATGACAATCTCATCGGGCAGAATACAATCCTGATGGAACAAATGTTTGCCGACCAACAAGAACAATTCGCATCCGATGTGATGAGAGAATTGAACCAGATGTTCGCCGGTGGCGATGAAGCGGTTGAGATTCCAAATGTCGACCTTGACATTCCCATCAAAATGTTCAGACGAAAAGACACAATATCGCTCAACGACATCGAGGTCGCCATTGGCCGTATTGACACCAATATCGCCGCAACACTCGAAAAGCAAATTGTCGAAGCAGAAGTCATGCTCACTTCGGCTTATGCGGATTCACTCGCTCTCACACTTGCACCAACCGGAATGGCTTCGGCGTTGATGGCCGATGATATTGCGGCGATTGCATTCTGGCGAAGGCGATGGGTTCTCCCTGCTCTCCGCAACACACTCGGCTCACATCGCAAGAATGTCATCGGTGTCTTTGAGCGAATGGTGTCTGGTGGAGAATCATGGAAATGGGCTTCAGCCGAGATGCGTTCGTTGATTGACCCCAACGGTGCAAAATATCCATCATACTACTACTCACGCATAGCACGAACCGAGACTCGCCGAGTGGTTGAGAACTCACACATCTCTGGAATGCGGCGAGCAGGATTCCAATATGTGGAGAGATTGGTCGTTGTCGACACCCAAACCGACAGAGCATTGTGCGCTCCGTATGAAGGAGCCAAATACAAAATCGAAGAATCGAAGTCGGTTGTTCCAGCGCATCCAAATTGTCGATGCACATTTGTGGCCGTTGAGGACACTCCCGACCCCGACCAGATTGTTCCACCCGAAGATGTGTTGGTTCCGGCGATAGAAACTCTCCCAGAGCGTGAAGGTGGAAACTGATGAGCAAAGGTGGATGGCCATTCATCAAAGCATCTCTCGCCTTTGGTCAGGGTCAAATAGCGTATGTCAAAGCGACCGCAAAGACGCTCGATAAGGTCGCCCACCGAATCCTCACAGAAGCGAAGAAGCGAGCCCCTGTTGATACTGGTGCGCTTCGAGCATCGGGTCGAGTGTTGCGAGTTAATCAACATCAACGCATCGTGCAATTTGGCGGCGGTGGAACAGGAGTGGATTATGCCCAAGCCGTTGAACTTGGAACACACCGACAACGACCCCAACCATTCTTAGAACCGGCGGTGATTGCTCAACGCAAATCAGTCAAAAGGATATTCCAACAAGACGGGAATCGAGTCTTGCGAGTAATTGCGAGAAGCGGCTCGACAAAATGATAACGGTGGGGGGTCTCCCCTCGTTTATGTCGAACTTGATGACAAGAGACTCCGAGTATCGTTGGTGTTCGGAATCCAAGTCGTGGGTTCTCAAGCGACTCGTGAGTCAGCGCCGCAAGAAGCCGCCATCGAATAAGTCCCAAAGGGCATGAAGTATTCGGAGATGTTTCGGTCTGCAATAGTCCAGATGTTTGCATCGGTCTTGATTGCTCGGCGTTGAACTTCTGCTTCTGCACCGACTCCATAGTCGGTTGTGAACCAAACGGTCTTTGCAGTTCGCTTGACGATAGTGAATGTCCAAGTGCAATCTGAATTGCAGATTGATGTTGCGGTGTATCTCTGTCCGGTCTCGAAGGTGTTGTCTGGGCTACGGTTGCTCATAAACATTCGTGGGGGTCTCCCCCTATAAAGGCTTCGGTATATCAATGCTCTAAATCACAATCCTATTCACACCCCATCAATGATAAAGGTGGGAGATTTGTTTGATTGTATGGTGAAGCGCATTAAACCCACGCCGTATGTTGTTGGAGAACACAAACGGAATATGGAGAACTTCGTTGAAGTTCCAGATGCGACAGGTGTTGTTTGCTTCTCTGGAGGCAAGGATTCAACGGCCATGTTGTTGAGAATGCTTGAACTGGATGACCCAATCAGATACCCAATAACTCGTATTGTTTTTGCTGACACAGGTTTTGAGTTCCCTCAATTGTATGATTACTTAGATAGAGTTCAGGCATACCTTGACGAGCATTATCCCGAACGGGGTCTTGTCATTGAGAGGGTCGCACCGATTGGAACATGGGATGAGTGGTTTTATGGTAATGCAACAAGAGGACAATTTGAAGGAAAACCAAGAGGTGCTCCCCTCAAATTATACCCATGTTGGTGGACCCGACAAGCCAAATTATACCCACTCGATAAAATCATGGATGCAGGGGATATTACATACCAATATATGGGCATCGCCATTGATGAACCAAAGCGATTACAATCCGGCGTTCCACAAGTCAGATTCCCCCTCGCCGAATGGGAATGGACAGAAGCCGATTGCATGGCCTTCTTAGACCATCATGGTATCGCTTTGGAACTTTACACAGTATTCAATCGACTTGGGTGTTATCATTGTCCAAAGCAATCATTCCGTTCGTGGTATTCACTTTGGCTCCACTTTCCTGAACTCTATGAGAAGGCCGAGTGGTGGGATAATGAATCATATAACATCGCAGGTCATGGATTCACTTTGCGAGATAGGGGTGAAACTGGACTCGCCGAACTGCGGGTGAAGTTCAAACAGGGGTATATTCCAAAGGGCAGGATGGGAATGGAATGTCGGTCGTGTGATGCCATAACATTTGTCAATACTGGTGTGTTGGGATTTGAGGACTTTGAGGATGGTGAGGCAATCGAGAGATTGCCGGAGACCAAGAGTGGAGGAAAATATGAGCACTTGAACGAGGCTGAAAAAGTCGAATGGATTCCCCCAAGCCATGCCAATATGGAACACATCAAAGCGGCCAAGTTCGACTCTTGGTTCTTGCCGATGATTGACGAGAATCCAACAGATTTACTGGATGATGAAGAGATTGATTGTATGGATTTAAGTCAATTCACGGATGATGATAACTGATTCCATACCGAACCGAATCCCTCTTAACCCGCCTCGATAAACGCTTTGGTTATGCGAGCAGTATTGCTGAACACAGATGAGTTCTCTTCTCGTGAAGGTGAATCTCGTGAAGTCGAAGTGAAATTGGACTTTCAGATTCCGTTCGAGATAGATACCAAACATTACTCCGACCAAGCGAAAGCAGAAGAGGGAGCAACCGCCGATGATGATGATGTTATCGTGCGGGGTCCTGTATATGTTGGCAACGCCGATATGCTTGACCGCCACAACGAACTCGTTGCGCCAACCGCCATCCTCAATGCGTGGGCTGGCTACTCTAAGAATCCAGTCATCCTGTATAATCATAGTAAAGACACAGGAGTCATCGGCAAAATGCTCGATGTTGAGATGGGCGAATGGGATGGAATCGAGGGTGAAGTTCCGATTGGCCGAGCATTGATTGATGGTGGAGAGACGGCCATCGTCAGGAAAATCCGCAAGGGATTGCTTCGTGCGTTCTCTATTGGGTTCATCGCTCGTGCGGCTGTCAAAGAGTGTTTGGATGATGATGTGTGTTATCTGACATTCACCGAGATTGACTGGCTTGAGACGAGTGTGGTCGATGTTCCGGCATCGCCGAACGCACTATTCAATGTTGAGAAGCACATCATCGGGTATGAGGATATGGGAGATGCAATCGCAATCCTGTTTGAAAAAGAGCCATCCGAATCTCCGAGCGAAGAACCATCCGAAGGTGGAGATATGGAATCGCCAGTCGAAAATCTCTCGGTCGCCAGTTCGATGTGTTCTTGTGGCAGTATCGAAGTCGATACGGAGAACCCATCCAGTATCGAAGAACTTCGTGGAGAAGTCGACAACCTGAAAGCACTACTGCAAGCAATTTCACCTCCATCTGAATCGCAACAGTCGGAATCCGAAGAAACCGATTCGCTTAATACCCCCCTCGACAACCGTTTGGGTCAGAGACCGGAGACCACCGACATGACTGACGAATCCATTATTGAATCAGAAGAAGTCGAGGACACCGTTCTCGATGTTGTTGACGAAGAAGTTATCGTTGACGAACCCATTACTACTATTAAGAGCGCAGATGAAGATTCCAGCGCAGATGAAGATTCCAGCGAAGAAGAGGCAACCGAAGAGGTTGTCGAAGAAGTCGTTGAACTATCAGCCCCAGAAGAAGAGGTTGTTGAAGAGGTTGTTGAAGCAATCGAAGAAGAATCCACACCAGAACCAACCACAACCGAAGTATTGTTTGAAGTGGTCAAGGCTCTGGCTGGTGTCGAGTCGAGATTATCTGACATCGAGAATCACATTCAAGTGAGCGATGAGGTTGAAGCATTGAAGGCTCAAATCGCAGAACTCACGACCGAGAAGGAGACCGCAGAATCCGAAGCCGCAATTGAGGCCGAAGTCGCAAAGCGAGTCGCAGCACACATTGGTGATGCACCTTCTCCAGCACCCGAAGCAGACCCGAAGAGTCTTGCTTCAACCGTAGTGGAATCGACCAAGAAGTCGAACCGCCACGACCCCACACCGACCGTCAGCAAAGGCATGAATGGCCTTGCAGGATGGTTGGAATCACAGATTGCTTTGAGGGGGAGCAATTGAAATCAGAGTCCACAGGACAACAAACAGGGATAGTGAAAGAATATGACTGATGAAAACGAGATTCAATTTACCGATATGGTCGAAAGAGTGAAAGCAGCGCTGGCTGGTGCTGGCACTACAACCGGAGCAACAATGTTCCCGACTGAAACCGCAGACGAGATTATCCAGATAGTGTATGAGCGAAACTTCATGCGTAGTCTGTTCCCATCTATGCCGATGTCAACCCGAACCGTCAAAGTTCCAAAATTGAACGGCTCTGTGAACTTTCACCGCCAAACACTTGGCCAGACCGAAGCCGGAACTGCATCTGACGAATCCCGACAGGCAACCACAGAGGTTGAACTAACACTCACCACAATGATTGCGAACATTCCAATCGGCAATTACTTGATAGCATATGGTGTCGAAGGATTACTTTCAGTTCTTCGAGATGACATCGCATCCCGTCTTGCATACAACGAAGAGTCGCTACTCATTAACGGCGACACTCAAACCACTCTTGCGAGCAACATCAACGGTGTCTATAACAGTTCGACCAACGCAACCGGAATCAATGCCACCGCAGGGTCAGAGCAGAACGATTACTTGCTCGAACTCAACGGACTTCGCAAACTGGCTGGCGCAACCGCAGTATCAGTTAGCGGAACATTCGCTTTGAGCCACCTTCGCTCGGCAATCAACAATCTTGGAGTCTATGCAGACAACCGTGATGAACTCTCTTTGATTGTTCCTCGCAACCTTGAAGTTCAATTGCTTGGATTCACCGAACTCCAGACAGTCGACAAGTATGGCGCAGGGGCAACAATCCTCTCCGGCGAACTCGGCCGCATCTATGGAATCAGAGTATTCGCAACCGGAGTCATCCCAACCAATCTCGATTGGACAGGAGTCTATGACGGCACAACCACAACCAAGACTGTCGCACTTCTGGTGAACAACCGTAGTCCACTCATTGGCAACCCTACTGACGCAGACCGCCGCTTCAACATGGGATTCCTTGACGAGCCAACAAAGGATAGATTCGTTCTCATCCCTCGCCAAGACATCGCCTTCAATGTGCGCTATGCCGAAGCAGTATGTCTGCTAACTGGCATCGCAACCGTTTGAGACTGACTTGAGTCGCCTTGACTGATAGGGAATAGCGTGAGCCAAACCTTTCGAGGGGCGACTCCGTGATAAACCGTATCGGATAAGGATGAAGCATGGCCGCAACCGACTACTGCACACTCGCCGAAGTCGAAGCATACTCTGGGGTTGACTTCTCCGAAGGCATCGGACCCACCGATGTTCAGATTGGCACGATGATAAGCAACGCATCTCGACTGATGGATGCTTATGCCGGACATCAATTCGCCGGTGTTGAAACTCATACCGAATACTTTGACACCGCATTTGGACTGGCGAGCCTGACTTGTGGCGAACGACCGGTAGTGAGTATCACATCAATCCACTCCCTCTCCCCATCTGGTGCTGAAACTCTTCTCGACGAAGGTCGAATCCCCAATAATGATGATTACTATCTGGCCGATGCTGAATCCGGCTTGGTCAGATTCCACTACGCATTCACCGAGTCATTTGCTTGTCGACTCAAAGTCATCTATGATGCGGGGGCGACAACGCCGCCAGCCGATGTCAAAATGGCTACAATTCTCCATGTGGTCAGGTCAGCGGCTCGTGCCGCCATGAATGATGAGAATTGCATGGAGCGAGTCAAGGAGTTCTGGAAAGAACTCATCCGAGATACAGAACGAGAATACAAAGAATTGCTTGAGAAGGTAAAGAGCCATACCAAAGTCGGTGTCGCAACATGGGGTCAATACAAAATGCCTTCATCATTCTGGTATCGGGGGTCGAATTGATGGCCATTGTCGACACAGGATTACCTTCAATCGACCCATACACTACTCTCAAGAACCTTATCGAAGCCAATATGGATTCTCCTGATGGAACTTGGACTCCGAGCGTGAATCCAAACTGGTTGCTTTACAAAAAACAAAAGACATATCAGATTTGCATCCAACCTTTAATCGGTTTAACCGAAGAAGCGAATCTCGACACAAGTTCGACTACTGTCGCTCGCACATCAATCTGGTTCGGGCGCATCACACTATTTGCTCCATCTCGCTCGCTACTGTGGGGTATGATGGCCAAGTTCCTGCTCGTGATGAACAACGGGACTCTCACAGAGCCGTCAGCGGGTTTGGAGCCATCTGGGAACAATGCGTATCAATACTGTCGAATCACTCGTTCGGATGAATCCAAGCCAGTTCGATTTGAAGAACCCGATTGTGGACCCGCCGGTGGCAAGGGCGACAATTGTGTTGGCTATCGCTCCGACTACACAGTTCAATTGAGATGGGGCGAATGAGAGATTGATATTCCGAAGCATTGATATATTGCTACCGACTCGGTTGTAATATGCGAACCGAAACCGCAATCCGCCGCCTGACCAAAAGAGCAAACGACTTTTTGGGTATGACCCTCGACCAATATCTGAAACATTTCACCTATGTGTATGATGGCCAATGGTCGATGAATGACAATATATCAATGCAGAAGTGTTGGTATGCTTTGGGATGCCCAACGACCGCAGAAGAAGCGTTGAGTCTGCCACACTTACCTCGCCTCGACAACCCTCTAAGAAGTCGATGTGCGGAGTGAATGAGATGAGCGACAAACAGATTGTCGCCGCTCTGGACAAAGTTCTGGGCGGGATTCCTGACGATGTGGTTTGCATCGAAGAGGTTGGAGTATCGGCTTCGCTCTATACTACTCACGGATTGATTCGTTGGCTCTTTGACCACGCCACCGGCGATTACTTGGCCAAGTTCATATCACTTTGGAATACCGCTGATGTTGCAGGGCGAATCAATATCATGGTTGATATTGCGATGTCCAAAACTGAATCTGAATCAAAGTGATTGGGCTTCGGCAGATGCCGACAGGTCATCGAGAACGGATTGCTTATCCATCGACTTCATCATGATAGCGGTTGAATAGTGTTGTAGTCCACCTACATCGGCTTCACGCTTGAGGATGGATAGATACGCCGCCTTGACGAACTCTTCGGCATCCATGTCATCATCAACAGGTGGGAGCCCAGACGCCTTCTTCGACTTCTTCGGCTTCTTCGCCTTCTTTGGTTCCGGTGTGAATCTAATTTCATCGACTTCTTCGACCACTTCTTCGACCGGCAAAGCGATGTGTCGTTCGATGCGACCAATCAAATCTGCCTTTGACCCCTTGATGGACAATTCATGTTCTTCGGCCAGAGCGACCAATTCTTTTTTCGATAGACCAGCGAGTTCAGTCATGGTTGTGCTGACTCCTTTGGGGTTAAAAGGCGTATCGGTGTGTGAAATAGTGATAAACCCCAAAGACTGACATTGAGATGCGGCTGGAGCCTCCACCGAACATCGGGGGGATGACGGCCAGTCGCCGCATTCCATAATCCGTCATTCTCCCACCACCCATTCTTTCTTAACCCTCACAGTATGATGGCGATTCATGCCACACAAAGACCGAGAGAAACGGGCGGCGTATCAACGGGAGTATCATCGCAAATGGTATCAACAAAATCGTGGCTCTCGAATTGAGCAGGTTCGGAGTCGAAAGAGGGGAATCCGAGAGTGGATGCGAAAACTCAAAGAGACTCTCTCTTGTGCGGTGTGTGGGCTATCTGGAGAGGATAACGCATGGGCGTTGGAGTTCCATCATCGCAACCCAGAAGAGAAGGATTACCTCATCTCTGGAATGGTCGCCGCTGGATTAGCCAAGAAGCGAATACTCACCGAGATTGAGAAGTGTGATGTCATTTGTTCCAATTGCCACCGGCGAGACCATTACACCGACCATCGCAGAGCCGTTGAATCTGGTGAGAAGTCCATCTGGATTGAGGCTGGTGAGGCTGGTGCGGCGAGTTCGACTTTTGGCAACGACTCCTTGACCCGACAAAAGAAGCGCAGACGAAAAAGGCGAAAACAACGACAACGGGCGGCGAAAAAAGAACTCGAAGGCGACACTTCAAAGCGTTCGGGTCCACCTCGACAGATGGATAATGACATCGACTCCTTGCTATACAAAGTGGAGAACGGTGGAACATTGGATGCGGCGGAGGCGGCGAGATTGCGGAGATTGTTGAAGCGAGCGAGAACTGACCATTTGCAGATGGAGGGTGAAATCCATGATGCGGATATTGAGTTCGATACAAAGTTAAACCGGAACGGCAAGGGTGAATCATGAGCATTTCAGGCGCATCCGCTTTGACTCGGTTTTCGAGAACCGCACCAGATTGGGAGCAACAGGTTCGGTCGTGGTTCAATCCGGCGGCGTTAGAATGGAAAACAAAAGCAATCACAGGCTCGGATTATTACAAACTGGCGGTGGCCGTCAACCCATCCACATTCCCATTGACACCGACAGGCTACAAGTTCACCATCGGTGGATGGTTCAAACCAACAGTCAACACCACAGATGGATTGATGTCATTCTTCGATGGAACAAACAACGCAATCGGATTGAAAATCAAATCAGGAACAAATCAAATCTTCGTTCAACATGGCACATCGACTGGCTACTCCGGCCAAACGATAACCCCGAACACATGGAATCATATCATGTGGTCGCAATATGACCAATACTTCGACATCTGGGTCAACGGTGTCGTTTGGACTTATCAAGTGAGTTCTGCTCCAGATTTGTCGACCATCACCGAATGGCGATTGGGGGAATGTGATGGCGACTTCTTTGAGGGATTGATGAGCGACATTTGGGTCGCCAATACTTGGATGCCCACAGCACCCGAAGCGGCCACCATATACAACAACGGTGCGGCATTCTCGATGTCGCAAAATGTTGTTGCGCCCATCAATCCAGCGAGAGCCGCTACAACCGCTTATTGGGATGGAACAGACACAGGAACACAAAAGTTCCTCGCTCCGGCCAAATCATCCGGCAATATGCCAGCATTCACGGATGCCACTCTCGAATGGTCTGGCAATTTGTCAACCTGCCCCATCCTGAACTCTGCGTCAAGACCCGCCAGTATAAGCAACACATACACCAGATTGTCCGAACTGGCCTATCTGTGGGGTCGTGGAGACACCGTTGGGGGTTTAACCGCACTTGGGTCGGGAGTGAGCCTTGAGGCGGCTTCTCCGGCGTTATTGCCCTATCCCTATACTGGATGGGGAGTCAAGACCGATTCCAGCAGTATTGTTGGTGCGGTGGACTATCCTCTCCAAACACCTCAATTGACGGCATCTGGAACGCTTGCAGAACCGAACATGGAGTCGAACCCCACTATCGGCACGAACACCTTTCAAGGGGTCTTAGACGCACGAGAAGTGAGAGTCTTGCGACCGACCTTTGCTCGCAAGGTTTGATTCAGTTCACTTGAGGCTTCTGGCGGAATAATTTGTAGCCCTTGCGAGAGACCCATGCAACGCCGAACCACCAAAGGACTTCTGCGATTCCGAGAAGAATGGTGAGTCCGACTCCCATCTCCGGTGAAACCTGTGAGAGTCCTGATTGTTCAGATGCTTGGGTCCATGCTTGGGAGATTGTCATTTCAGTCATTTGAATCACTCCATTGTGCGAGCATTGAATCCTGCTTGGAATGCTTTTGCGGCAACGCCGGTTGCATAGCGGATTCCTGTTGTGTTGCGGATTCCGGTGCGGTTGCGGTTGTTGACTGACATTGTTCCGAATACTTCTTGGCAACGGTCTGCTTGTTCATATCCAGCGGAATATGCTTCTTGAAAGTCTTGTGGAGTCTGGGAATACATAGCATGGTTGAATGATGGGTGTCCTTCGTGCTTTGCGAACACTCGTGCTTGCATATCCATATAGGCTTCAATTACTTCTTCGGGCAAGACAACATTGGTGTTCCATGTTGCGTCTGTGTCGGCGTATTGGTTCGGGCTTTGTCGGCTCATATCTATGCCTGTGGGTTTCCCCCTATAAAGGCTTCGGAATCTCAATGGTTTTGTTCCCTTATTTTCCTCGATATGACAGTTATCGAATGGAATAATTGCGATTGAAAACATACAAACCCCCACCATATTGTGATTCGGGGTATTCAAATAGGTGGGGTCGTGGTCGACAAATCGTCATCGGCCAATGTTCGCTCTTTGGTCGTTGACACTTTGTTTTCACCGAAGCCTTGAAGCAGGGCAAAAGGTTCGCATCCTCATGGCGAAGATTCTATGGGGTTCAGAGCAACCCATTCGACCAACAGGTTATGCAGTAGTGAGTCGTGAAATTATCAAGCGACTCATCAAGGATTATGGCCATGAAGTGTATGTCATGGGGTGGGATTACAACGGCGAAAGTATGACTCATGAAGAGGGGTGGACTCTCGTTCACGCAGGTCTTGGTGGCTTCGGTGGTGAAAAACTCCAAAGCGGCGGAGAAGGTAATTCCCCCACAGTCTTGGATTATCATCTCCAAACCATTAAGCCTGATGTGTTCGTCTCGTTGATTGATTGTTGGTTCACCGGCCACATGGTTTTATCCAGTAATGGTATTGGGATTCCACACATCGCATACACTCCAATTGATGGTGTTCCAATCTCACACCAATGGAGTCGCATTCTCGGCCACACACACACCAACCTGTGGATGAGTGAGTTCGGCAAGAATGTGTGGTTGGATTTCATAGCCAAACACAATTCGGTTGGCGATGGCCATCCACAATTGAAGTTCCCCGACCTCGACAGATACACCGATACGCCGATTGATGAGAATCCGATGATTTATCACGGTGTCGATATTGATGTGTTCAAGCCAATGCCTGCTCAAGAACGAGAGATAATGCGGAACAAATTGGGTCTTGGATTCAAGACATTGTTCTCATCTGTTGGTCGCAACACAAATCGAAAGCAGATTCCTCGATTGCTCAAGGCTCTCCGTATTGCGCTCGATAAATTGGATGACCCAAATGCTCTGGGATTGGTCATTCATTGTGGCGACCCTGTTGATTCGATGAACATGGGTGGGTGGAAATTACCCGACCTCATCAAAGATTACGGATTGTCGAATAATGTCATGTTCTCCGATGGGTCAAGCAACCCACTTCATGGAATTAGTCGAGAGGACTTGGCTAATTTGTATGGATGCACCGATGCTCATGTGCTGGCGACCGGCGGCGAGGGATTCGGAATCCCATCTGCCGAAGCGATGTCTTGTGGAATCCCAATCATTCTCCCTGACAATAGCACAGGACCCGAACTGATTGGAGCCGATAACGAACGAGGATGGTTGATTCCATGTTCAGAGTCGATTGTCGGACCCCGTTGGGGAGTCGAGATGGGATTGGTCAATTGTGAATTGCTCGCAGATGCACTTGTCGAAGTCCATACAAAGCCAAATGAAGTCAAGAAGCGAGGCAAAGCGGCTCGCAAATGGGCTGTCGATAATCTGGATTGGGACAACATCACCAAACAATTCCACGACTTGATTGAATCTCGAACTGGAACTGACCATCCAATGACTCTCATGACGCAACGGAATGGTGAACAATCATGAGCAAGCGGCATCCCCAACGCAAACGAATCCCTCGACCGAAGAAGGCATCGAAGGCATCGAAGGCAAAGAAGCCTCGACCACTCAAGAAGCCAATCAAGTGTGGGCATCGTTTTCACACTCGATGTGAGAAGCATGGGAATCCATGTGCAATCGAAGTCGATTGGCCAGTTAAGGATGAGCGACACCGATTCAAGAAGGAACTTTTGAAAATGGGCGCACCTTCACATGGCAAAGATAGCGAACATCGGTGCAAGAAGTGTATGGTCGAACGATTTGAGCATAGCCCACACCAGCAAATACCAGTCGAAGGATTGGATAAACTTCAAGTCGAGAGAATGCGCTTAGATATGGGTGGATTCAGGGTTGGCAACACCGAAGAAGAATAAACACCGTTAAGAACCCCAAAGAATACCGTTTGAAGCAAGGGATTAACATGGCCGTTCACTCATACACCGGATGCACAGGTAAAATCACCGCCAACACTACCATCATTGGCTTTGTGAGTGGCGACTTTTCGCTCGCTCAAGCAACGGGCAAATACATCACACTTGGAACAAACACAAATGTTGCACACACTCGTGGTGTCAAGACCGTCAGCGGAACTCTCAAGAAGGCTTGGGGAATCTCCGATGAAGAATTGTGGACATGGTTCAACACCAGCGCAGAATACACAATCGAGTTCGATGCAGAACAAACCGGAACTGACACATACACCGTATCTGGTTGTGTTTTGACCGACCTTGCTATCGAAGGACTTGAGGCTGGTGCTGAAGGTGCTTTGATGGTGAACGCATCGTTTGAAGGACTCACCTTCAACCGAGACGCTTGAGGGGTGATTAGAATTGGCTCAATGGTTGGATTCCACGCTGGACAAAGCCAACGCCGACATCGAGGTCGACATGACGGGGGTTGGACTCGTTGGGGCGGATGGCAAAGAAGTGTCGAGCCTTCTCGCTCGACCAATTTCAGCCGCCGAATATCAAGTTCTCAAGTCGGACCCAGCAGTTCTCAAATTGTCTGGAGAGGACAAAACAGAATATCTCGGATTGCGAATGACTTTCGAGATGCTCAAGAAGTGCGACTCATCTCTCAAATGGGGAGAGTTCCAAAAACTGCCATTGACACTATTGGGTGCAATCGCTCAAGCGGTGGTATCGGCGGTTGGTTCACCAACACCAGACGGTGGTGGTGTTCTGGGGGAATCGTAAGGTTCTCCGAGACCCATGAGGGTCAATTCTATTTTCATTTACTGAAAGACTTTTCACTCACTCCACAAGACTGGCGTGAGATGGACCCTCGTGATACTGCGTTCTTGGCGAATGCTTTCGTTGAACACAAGAAGCGAGAAGAGAAGTATGCGAAGAGAGCGAAGCAGAATAGGAGACGATGAGTATGCCCAATAATGATATGAACATCAATGTCAAGGTCGGTGCGAACACCAAAGGGTTCTCACAAGGCATGGCTTCGGTTCAAACCGGACTTGCGGCATCTGGCGGCTCGATGTCCAAGTTCGTTGGAATGTCCAAAGCCGGATTCATCGCTATGGGTGTAGCGGCGGCGGCGGCTGGTGTTGCTATCGTGGCGGCATTTGCGGTTAAGGCAACCAAGACCTTCATCGACTTTGAAGCCAAGATGATTAAGACGGCGGCAATCATGGGCAAAATGGGAATGGATGACATTCCCGAATTAACAACCGAAGTTCGCAATCTGGGAATGGCGACCAAATCCACCGCCAGCGAAGTCGCAGAAGCGGCGCAGATTCTTGCTCTGGCGGGATTGGGTTCAGAAGAGATGGTCGAAGGCAAGGCTCTGGAGAACCTCAACAATCTCGCAATTGCGGCTGGCATCACAATTCCCGAAGCGGCGTCTGTCGCAATCTCAAGCCTCAAGGGAATGCAAATGGAGACTTCTGAACTTCGGAATGTCAACGATATTCTGCTCAATACAATGACTTCGACTTTCACCGACATTCAAGGTCTTGGACAATCAATGAAGTTCCTCGCACCAACCGCTTCGGCGGCGGGGATTTCACTTGAAGAAGCGGCATCCGCCGTTGGTCAATTGGGGAATGCAGGACTTCAAGGCTCGATGGCTGGAACCGCCTTGCGTATGGCCATCACTAAATTGCTCAAGCCGACCGATGATGCTCGCAAAATGATGGCAGACTTGGGGCTCGACTTCTTCACACTCACTCCGGCTGGCCAAGCGGCCAAAACCGCACTCCGAACCGTTGCTCAAGAACTTGAAGCAAGCAAGGTGTCGGCGGCGGCGACCAATGCACAGATGAAGGCGTTGAACGCCGAACTCTCCGACTTGAGCATCGACCAACAACAAAACAGTCTGGCGATAATGAAAATCAAGCGCAGAGCCGAACGAGAGGGGCGAGACCTCAACAAGCGTGAGATGGAACAAATTAGTCGACTCGAATCAGCGAATGCCGACCTCAACATCACGATGGCCGAGCGAAGAATCGAGCAACAAATTACTGGCGCAGAACAGAAGAGGGTCAATGAAACCATCCAAGCACAAAAGGAGTCATATTCCGACCTTAACAAAACCGTTGGGGAACAGACAACCGGACTCACCAGCCTAAGCGATGTGTTCCTACAATTGCGAGATTCGGGTGCGACCACAAATCAAATGTTGGAATTATTCGGCGTTCGTGGTGGAACAGCGGCGATGGCATTGTTGGCGAATGTCGATGGGATGAATGAACTCACAGAAGCCAATAAGAAGGCTCAAGAGGGGATTGGAAAGACGGCTGAAATCACAAAGGTGATGGAGACCTCAACCCTGTTCTCTCTCCAAAGTCTGGGTGCGGCTTGGGAATCGTTCTTGTTGGACATCGGCGAGAACTTCGGACCCATGCTCGTTGAAGAAGTCATCCCTGCTCTCAAGGAGATGATTGTGAATCTCGCACCGATGGTTCCAGCATTCGCTGAACTTGCGGTTGCTGTCGGAGAGATATTGCCGCCGCTTCTCGAAGCATTGGTTCCGATGTTCCAAACCTTCGCCGATGTTCTCATTCTCCTTGCGCCAGTTCTCAAATTGGTTGGATATGCGCTTCAATTCATGTTCTTTTTCATGGAGCCGGTCTATCGAATGATTGGTGCGATTGCACAGGTCATCAATTCGATTATCGAACTCGACTTCGAGGGAGTCATTGACGGTCTTGGAGCCGCCTTTGGTGCTTGGTTTGAAGTCATCAATCCGGTTTGGCGAGTATTGTCGGCGATAGCCCAGATGCTTGGATTTGATATGGAGGGATTCTCAAATGACTTAGAAGAGGACACCGGATTCAGTATGGGGTCGGCGGCGGCTGGCGCTGGAATTGGATTCATGATGGGTGGACCCGTTGGTGCGCTCATCGGCGGTGCGGTCGGTGGATTATTCTTCGCCGAAGGTGGAATCGTGAACGAGCCTCAAATGGGAATCGTTGGTGAAGCCGGACCCGAAGCAATCATCCCAATCGAGAAGATTGACGGAATTATCGCATCTTCGATGATGAAAGCGCAGAACGGAACGAGTATCGGCTCCAATACGCCAACGATTGTTGTGAATGGTGGCATCCACATCGGCGCAGGGAATAATGTGAATAAGGTCGAAGTGCAAGACGCATTTGATAAGGCACTTATCCGAGCGTTGAGTGGCCGAGTTAAAAGTGTGCGAGGGGTGATTTGATTGGCATCATTCAAACGAATCATCTCATATCGCTTCTCAAGAGTTCTCAATGACTTGGCCGAGAAGCAACGATGGTGGCCAGCATACATCAAGGGAGATGGCAAGAACGGCTTATCCGTTGACCCTGTGATGTTCCACACTCAATTGGGTGCAGATACCCTTGAGGATGAAGGTCGAGGATTCAATGACGAAGCAAATACGGCAGGTGTTCGAGTCGAGTGTTTGAACATAGATGGGAGTGAGCCAACCGGAACTCCGACCATCGAGATTGTCGACTCTGGAACTCATAATGCTCGTTGTATTTTGACGCATCCTGACGGCACAAGCACAGAATGGAGATTTGTTTCGCCGAGCGCAGATACGAACACATCGAATGGATATGGGGCTCAAGACTCGGCGGCGGCTGGTTCGATGAACCAGAACATCGCACCATTGACTCCCCACAAGAACTCGGCTGGCCCCTATCCGGTATATGCAACACTTCAAGACTTCATTGATTGGATGGATGGATTAGCCAATTCGTGGGATAAACTCGCCTTCGATACCTATTGGGCGGCAACAACCGGAATGGCGGTCGAACAGGCCACTAAATCGGCTTGGCTCCCACAGGGTCTCAAGGGAGATACAAGTGTCGGTGGAACAATCGCCTCATCATCCGCTTGGCCAGCGGCCAATCTCGACCCACGCATTGACCTTGCTCACAACAATCCATTACCGAACATCGGCCTTTACATCGCCACGATGTTCCAACCGTTGCTATATGATAACAATCAATTATCATATGAGACTGCGGGGGTGAGCAACGACATTGTGAGGGGCGTCTGGACAGAAGCCCGACCAGCCGAATCTGGAATTGGTGATTCGGGAACATATTTCAATTTCTTTGACGAAGGAATGACCCGTCATAATCAACAACCTCAAACCGACACAGTATATCCACAAACTGAGACGGTTAGCGGGGCTCGATTCAAATGGTTCAAGTCATCTGGAGATTTCAAAGAGGGGCAGGTTGGTTCATTTCAAAAGGTCGATACTGTTCGGAATCCCGACAACCTATGGGATTATGTCAATTGGGATATTGACCCATCATCATCCGCCTATGGTGGACCCTCATATCGAATGCGAACTGCACTCGCTTGCTTCTTGAAAGACGGCACATATACACTCTCTGGTGGCTCACTTATCCCCTACATCTATGACCCAGCGAGAACCATTGGCGGCTCGGATGGAACGACTTGCTATGCGGTTTGGAATGGCAAGGGTGGAGTCGCCAATACCCAAGCCGAACTGGACACACCGACAACCTCACGAAGTCAATCCGCACAGATATTCCCTTTGTTTGATTTCATTCAAGGCCCCTTATGCCCAGCCGGTCAAGGATGGAACTATGACTATGATGTCGTGCAATACAAATGGTTTCCTGCATACATAGAGTGGAATAGTCAACAAAATGACGCATACATCAATGGAGCGACCGGAGATGGTGGGAGTTCACCAAACACCTTGAGTTCACCCGTTGCCGCAACCCTTCAACAACAACCTCGTTCGTGTTTGGTGCGACCCAACCCGACTCGTGCGCCAATTTATGCGGTTGGGCAAGCCAGCGGTGATGGGTCGGGGAATCCTCATACCACTTCGGGAACTGCCACAGGAACTCTGACGGTGTGGGTTGAGGATAATAACACCGAAGTGGGCAAGGCGAACAAATGGAAAGCAGGTATGCCAATTTACATGGAGATGGATGGTGTATTGAATGGCCTTCGTGCCGCCGATGGAACTTTGATGTATCAATGGCAACAGGGTCCAAATAGTCGAGAATATGGGATGGAATGGGATGCTGACACTTGGATGAGTGTGGTGCTTGGTGGTGGAGCGACTGACACATTGGGTGGCTATTCATCTCGTTCTGGTTGGTGGATTATCACGGCTGTCGATGCGCTCGCAAGCGTAGCCAAGTCGACAATTGTGAGTGGTGCAGTAGGCACATTCACCGGCCACAAATTGACCTTCACCATCAACACCGGATATAGCATATCTTTGCCCGACCCACCTTCGAGCAAATCTAATTCAATCCAAGACATTACCACATACGCTTGTGCCAAAGGATTCGTCTGTCAGGGCATCATGGGTGGGGCGGAGTTCTCATGGGGCGGCTACAATTATTGGGATGGTTCAGCATCCGTCAATGACACCGACATTGGGAATGGTGGGACTTGGCCATACGACCCAATATCAGGATTCTATGCGGGGTCGGGAACGGCAGTAGGCCGAGATAGAGATAGGTCAGCCAGTTATTCCCCCAACAAATACAACATATTCACCACACAAGGCCCCATTTATGATGCTGAAATGGGTGTCGGATTCATTGGTGGCGCATACATTGGTGGTCAAAATGTTCCTGCATACGGTGGCCATAATTTCACCAGCCCGACCAGATTGACACTCGACCCTCTCGCATTATGGTCAAACGACATGGGTGGATGGTTTGGGGATTATGCGAATACCCCTGCTGGAATATCTCTCCAATCACCCACTCAAGATGTGTTCATATCGAACCCGATAGCCGGTGGGCATGGTGGTGGAATGCTACGGTGCAACGCACCAAACTCATTCGGCCATGCTGGTCAGTATTTCAGCATCACAAATGTTGACCGTCTTTCGAGTTCTGGAATGGAATTGGTGGCGGATATGGGATGGTCGAACTTCTCGGTTGGCCACAACGCCGTCTATGAAATGAGTCAAACCGACCCTGCGAATGTGCTGTCGAAGAATGCGAGTAAGTTCTCATACAATTCCCAATCCGCAGGATGGTTTAGCAAGGGAATGACAATTCTATTCACTTCATTCTATGACCAAGCAACCGGCTATCACGCATGGGATTATTGTCCAGCCGGAACGGGTGTCGAGAAGTGGCCGTATGGTCGCAATCGAATCTGGCCAGTCCACGAGCGAGTCGCCACGAAGGGTGGTTATGGGTCATTCGGGCAAACATCATGGACATTACTCGAACCCAACCCAACCGTTGTTGGAGACCGAACATACGGAATGGAGACAACAAATACTGGACTCACCGAAGTCGGGTGTTCTCCAATCTGGTTGGATTTGCAGATAAAAGCGTGGTGGCCAGTTCAGAAGGATTTGTTGACTATTATCGACTTCGATACTGGCGTGAATAATATCCAGTTCGGTCGTCATGCTCACAACAATCACGGTTCGATGTTGACTTGGACACAAGGATTCACTCGAATCGGACTCATCGAAGGCTTGAATGACGAAGTGTCTTGGGGAACAGGAGAAGGCTCGGCGACAGACTTGGGCTGGAAAAGCATGAACATTCAAAACGAATCACAAACCAAATTGGCTTCGCACAATTCCCAGATATTTGTCTGGGGTGGGTCGGCCATGTGGGGTGAACCGCCAGCGTTCAATTACAACCAAGCCGATGTATCGTTGGGCGGTGATTGGGTTGATGTCGCATTGGAGAACTCGTGGCCGTATGCCGCTATGGGAGGAAATAATGTGGGCTGGGGAACTATGGGGAACTACATTGGAACCGGCACACCATTCACAATGACCGAAGGTTATCACACCATGCGAGCGACATTCGATGAAGAAGGCATGACAATGAGCATAGATGGTGCGAGCAAGGGCAAAGACCTGAACTCCAACGACCCTGTGTGGGGATTCTCATTGTTGTTTCAGAAGTCTTGTGGTCAAGGATTGAAATCAAATGCAAGTCCACTTCACGATGGAGTCGGCAACGATATGTGGATGGCGAACCCAACATACAACAAAACGAATGCGGCGTTCCAGATGGATGAAATCACCATCCGGCACATTCCATCCGATGCTATGATTCCATTCCCTGTGGACTCTCGCAAGCAACAAATTGCGGGTGTTGGCAAATACACAGGCTTGAGTGTCGAAGTCGACAACATCAATGTGTCAAAGGGCATGAATGTCAAGGTGTCAATCTGTCCGGTCAATGACAATATCGCAACCGATTTGACGGTTCTTCGTCAAGGCGAAGGTGGAACTCCATACGAGAACTTTGATGCTCTGGATTTGAATGTCATCGGCGGATTCGGCTCGATTGATTTGACCACTCTCCCAACCGATGCAACAACCAATGGATTCGTGATTCGATTCTTATTCTATGTTCCAACAAGTTCGATGGCAACGCTTCAACCTGTGGATTGGTCAACAACCCCAATCATTCGTTCGTGGTCGCTTGAGTATGACATCAAACCAACCGCCAGTATTGCTTGCATAGGCAACACCTTCAATGGCGACATCACTCCCCCCATTGACACAAAGGTCGGTCATATTGTGTCATTCAGGGGAACTGGAATCACGACTGACATCGACCGAATCATCACACAAGTCAAGTTCGACTTTGGAGATGGAGTCATCACCGATTGGTTGCCATTCACCGACCAGACGCTTCAAACCAATACTTATGATACGGCACACTCATATCTCATCGCCGGAACTTATGATGCGAAAGTGTATTCCAAAGACGATGCGGGGAATGAATCGGATGCGGCGACCATGAGTGTTGTCGTGGTGAACTCCGCACCAGTCGCAGTTCTCCGAGCCGTTCCATCTCTCATCAGAGCAGGGCAACCCATCACTCTCGATGGAACAGATTCATTCGACATCAATGCGGGTGCGAGCCTCTCTTCATACACATTCACATACGGAGATGGGTCGGGGTCAACAACCAACGCATCTGGAACCGCCCAACACACCTATGCGGCGGCTGGTGAATACCAAGCCACATTGGTCGTTGTCGACAATGATAGTGCATCCTCACAAACCGCAACGGCGATTATCAAGGTTCTGCCAGCAACGCTCGTGGTTCCTCTCGTTTTCAATATCATGCCAAAGGGATTCCAACGCAACCGAAGCGCAGAATGGTCGCAAACTCCTGTTCTCGATGCCGTCTATCCAGAACTGACGGATATGGGTCAAAGACATGATGAGTTCGCTCTCTCCGGTTCATTCCTGACTGAAACCGCCAATGCCGATATTGAGTTCGTTGAAGAATTGCTGATGAGTGGTTCGCTCGTGGAGTTCATGTGGGAATCCGTCAATTATGTAGGAACACCGACAGGCAAAACATTCGTGGGTCGAATCACATCGTTCGACTACAATCGAGAAGGTGGTCGACATGGTGAAACTCCATACACAATCAATCTGGTTCGAGAGGCGGGTCTTGGCGTTTGATATTCGCTTCGATACTTATCAATCACAATGGTTTGCTCGACCCTTTATGAACTATGAATAATCGAGAACTATTCAATTGTGATTCTCAAACATTGAGAGAACCAAAGGGTTCATATAGGCGAAACCCCTCGTCTTTAACATGGCGACCCAAGAAACTCTCGTTCAGAAATACTTGACCACATACTTCGCAGAGCGCAACCTGCCAAATCGAACCATCCAATACATTGATGACCAGTCGATGTGCCACTACATCGACTCTGATGAAGTTATCCGCATGGTTATTGAAGTCGCATCATACCCAGAACAGGCGCAGATTCGCCACACCATTCGTGAAATCGAATGGCATAACCCCGAAGCAATTCACGGATTCATTGACCATCTCGCATCTTGCTACATCAAAACGAACTTTTGAACAACCGTGATAACCCGCAAGGGCGCACGATAGTGTATGGACAAAGACAGTATCGAGCGATTCCACCGCTTGGTCAGGTCTGGCGATGATGAACTAATCATCACTCCGCCGAAGGGCTTGTTGGATGAAATCGAACGGATGGGTCAAGACCCTCGCCGACCTCGCACCGCCATCGCTCGTTGGGCTTCACGAATCTGGTTGGAACATTCCCACGAATCTATGAGCGAAGGCACAGGAGTCGAACTCGATGCAAGTCATAGTGAAAAGGAACTCATGTATCGACCGGCACATTATCCGGTGGATTGGGGTTTGGATATGATTCCATTCCCATCTGACTTGAGTGGCGTTTGGTTGCGAGATAGGAACACCACGCTGGGCTACACAAGCCTGACCACACCAAGACCGTTTGACCCTCAATTGCATGGCGATGTCAAAACGGGTGCGCTCGGATTCGGCTACAATTATCAAGGTTCAACAGGATTCCCCGACCAACAAGACATAATCACCAGAAGAGGCGGGGGTCCTCGTGGTGGATTCTCCATGACAACCGGCCCCACCGAAGGTGCATATCCCACCGCCATTCTCCCTCAACCAGTATTCAATTTGGGGCGATTGGGCTTCTCTGACGGCGGTTGGAATCCCGAAGGACTACAATGGACTAACCGACCCAAAAGGATGCGCTTAGGGGGGCTTAGAAACGGCTGGGCGCACAAGATATTCTTCGCTCGCTCACGGAGAGTGTTGTTCAGGAATCTCTATGGACCCCTCGCACGAGATGAAGCAACACCACAATCCCCGACTGTTGTTATCAACGGACTCAATGATTTGCATGGAATCACTTCTGTGAATCTCACACAGAACTTCAATGGCCCCACCGAAGTCAATATCGAACTCAATAATCCATCTGGCAGAAGAACTGGCTGGATTAAGCGAGGCGATACAGTTCAAGTGTATGCGAGTCCGAGAACATGGGCGAGTCCACCACTTGTGTTCACCGGATTTGTATCAGAAGTTCACGAATCATCGAGCGACATTTCATTCAAGTGTTTGTGTGCGCTCGGCTATTTGAATCTCGAAGTGGTCAAGGGGTCAATGACATATTTTCAAACCGATGCGGCAACCGTTATCAAAGACATTGTGGCGAACTCCACTTATGCTCCGCCTGTTGGTCGCATGGCAAATCAATCCCATGTCGTTCTCCCAGCCGGAATGAACTTCGTTGGTCAGACTCGCCTGTCGGCAATCCAAACGATATTGAATATCATCAATAGCACTCCCGCCTTGAACCAGATATATTGCTCGGCGGATGGCTACATCAATTTTCGCAAATTGCGTGAAGTCGATGATGCAACAGTCCAACCATTCATCGCCGGTCGAATGCCGAGAAGTGCGTTGCCACAAGACTTCTATCCAACAGGAATTGAGAGAGAATCCGGTGAAATCACAGGATTCAATGTTGCGATAGTGTCGAATCCTGAACTGGACATAAATGTGTCAGTTCCAGCAACCGATTCCACTCGATACCCATCCATTCCTGTGGAGAAGAGAATTGAGGATGATTCAATCACCGATGAAGTTCAAGCAAAATTGGTTGGCGAATACTTCTTGAATACTCAAGGACTTCAACGAACCAAGTGGGTGGTCAACGGCATTCCAGAGCGATTCGATTTGAGAGTCGGAGATGTGATGGAGTTCGCATCGAACGAGGCGAGTCTATCTGGTCGCCATAGGATATTCAACATCGCATGGGGCATGAGTCCATCAGGTTCGACAATGACATTGACGGTGGGTCGGCAAGGCCAAGACTTGATGTCGACATTGAAGTTCACGCTTGGAATATCTCAATAAACCATTGATATTCCGAAGAGTTCATATAGTCGATGCTGACTCGATAGGTTTGTGGGAGAACACCCCCACCGAAGCCGCCCCTCTTCTTTGAATGGGGGCATTGAGTCGAGAGGATTCATGGATGCGCCAAACAGAGTATCGCCTTGCGGGTTGAAATACCAAGAGCCACCGGAATATCGGTGGTTGAAATATCAAGGCGTGAATGCGGCGTATTCCCCCAAGAAGGCCTGTCAGAGTTCTAAGCAAATCACCGCTTGTGAGCGAGAACCGGAGTGGGGGTTAAACTGTCCAAAGGTTTTGTTCTGCCTTAAATCTCGACTCGCTTCATACTCCTTCGGGGGTTGAAGTCTTTTTTCATTTCATCAATAACCACTTAAAGCGGCACGAATGACCATTTGATGTGTCGCCAGCGCCAGCAATCACTCCCGCCACAGGAATGCCTGTGGACACCGTTGATGCTATTCCACCGGTCGGTTCTCGTGGACTCCCATTGACGCTGGTGTTCAACGATAGTATCAAAGACAACATCGCCGATGCTCAAGCCACTCGCATGGCGTTATTTGATGAAGCCATTTGGACACCACGAACGACTCAAGCAACAACCGCATCTGGAACGACAATCAATCCCAAAGCGGTGTGTCCTTCGGCAACCAATCTCGCCAAAGACGAATGGCCGATAGTGGACCCGACAGGTTTGAATCAAGAAGCACGAGCGACAGGCTTGAGAATCAACACCAGCGCACCCGTCATGAGCCACACTCGTGGGTCGTTGTTGTTCGGTCAGATTGGCCAAGATGTGTCTATGGGGAGATGGGATGCGACTCAATTGACAGGTTCGGCTCAATTCGCTGGATTGAGTATCACGGAATGTGGTCAATATACTGACCATCCTGACCAACGATATGCTTCACCTCGACCAGCGAATCATTCGTGGATGAAGGAATCGGATTCCAACACAGGAGAATATCGAACTCAATATGACTTCATCTATGGAACTACGGTCGCAAAATCATCCATCGGACTTTGCACCGAACCGACTTTCATTGGTGGGGGAATTGTTGAGGCGATTGTTCACGATTCGATTCCAGCAATTCCCTCGAACGGAATCGGAATGATTTATCACGATGCTCACAATTCCAATTATCTCACGACTGTTGTGTCGGCCCCAATCGAAAGCACCATGACAACGGCGGCGGGAATCCAGTTCGATGCCGATGCTTTTGACTTCTCGGCGCATTGGTCGGTGAACATGAGAACACAACAACCATTCCTGTTGACCGGCAAGGACATCAGTTCACCAGATGGTATGACGGGGGCAATTACAATGGGTGCAACAGATGTGGCAGAAGCCGTTTCAGAATGGTCGCTTGCTGGCGGGTCGACAATTCAACAGATTCTCACGAATGATGTATTCGATGATGGAACAGGAGCGACCCCGTTGACGGCAACCAATCTGGGTCGAGCCGACTTGGGTGCGAGTGTTGTCGCAGACTCGGTTGGGTTAATTGGATATGAAGGAGTCATCACGGCCACCGCATTCTTCGCACCGACCAAAGCGACTGATACTGGTGGAGTGTTGGGTCCTGTGTCTATCGCCGATGCGAGCAAGGGATATGCGGGGTTGAACATTCAAGTCAATTCCGGCACACCTGTCAGGCGCAACGGCTATACAACAGGAACACCAACACAACCAGCATATTTGTATGGGTCAGATGGGGGGCGAATTGACCCAATGTTCGATGCGCTCTCAACCCACGCAGGTCGAGCCGCTACTCATCCTCTCGGTGTTGATGTCAATGCCAACGCCACTTGGTTTAGGAACTTCTCGTCTGGAGATTTGCACACTTCGGCCATACCCGACCAGCCGACTATGGTGGGTCCGTTGGGTCGAGTTCCACATCAATTGGTGAACTCAAACCAGATTAAGCAGGGCGGAGCAGGAACAACAGGCAAAATTATCGGCTCCAATACAAAGGGCGATGACTCACCAGAACTCATCGACTCCACATATTCGACAGGTCGATGGATTGCAGATGGAGTTCCAACCAAAGTTCAGATTGTTCCCGTCATCACCGGCTATACTGACATTGAAGTGTCGGCAGGAGCCGCAAAATTGGCCAACCATCCATCGGCGGCGAGTCAAACATTCCGCAAGCCTCTTGTTGACTATCATGTCATTGTCTCGGTGGTGCGAGAATCTCATGTGCCAGATGGAACAGCAGACACAAGCGTGGGGAATACACCAACCGGAACACCGACTCAACGGAATAACCCCGATGGCACTCGCCTATCTGTGAACTGCGACTTCTCTGATATTCCATGCACCATCTATCACGGCATATTCCGAATCGACCCAACATCTCTTGAACAGATATTCATTGATGCAACGGCTGGAGCCGCACTTGGAATTGACCCATTAGAGAATGAATGCCCGATGTCTGTGATGCCTCGCCACACATGGGCTGATATTGAAGAGGGTGAGGCTCACATGGGGTGGGGATTGCACCAAGCAACACCATTCCGACCACTTGCTTTGGCTGATACCAACACCAAAATCCCCGACCTATGTGCGGCGGTTGAAGGCGGTGGTTCATTCCAGCGGGGTGGCATCTCTCATGTGTGGGATGCTTGTGAATACAAAGGCGAGATATTCATCGGTGCAGATGTCATAGACCCAACGCAATTGTGCCAAACATCGACAACCGTTGATGGGCAACCTCACTACGGGATATGGGGGAATGGTCAGGTTTGGCCAGATGGAGTCGGCACACCTACAATTCCGCAAGGTTGTGAATTGTTGGTTTGGCGATATTCTCCGACTCTCGACCCACTCTATACTCGTTCCAGCACATACTTATCGAACCCGATACTCTCTGGGTTTCCAAGTTCTGGTGTGTCGATTCCATATTCGGCGGCGACTTGTGATTCAATCACTCGAACTCAAATTGGTGAACTCACAAATACTCCGCTGGGATATGGTGCGGTGTGGTCGATACATGATTGGGTCATGCCTCAAATTGAGATGATGCGTTATCTCGGTCGTGAAGAGAAGAACGCTGTGAAGCATCCAAAGGCGAGTGGTGGTAGTGCGCCCATCTATCACCCAACGCTTCATTGTTCCAGTCTAAGAGCGATGGATGATGGTCGCTTCGTTATGGCGGCGGTTCATGTCGACTACATCAAAACCGAGAACGATTATCCGGCGGTTGACATCAAATATCCTTTGAATCCTGACCTCGACACCGGCGGTTGTCCTGCCGGATATTATCAATCGGGCGGCAAGTGCATTCCCATCGGTGGTGAGTCGGCAGATTATCCGGCTGGCTTCGGACCCGACCCACAATCTGGAGATGCTAAACCATCGAGTTCTGTTCCCACTCCGGTCAATGGCTCTGGCGGCTCAACACCCAAGAGCGATAACTTCTCGGCATATCCCACTTGGTCAAAATTGATGGCGAATACTCAAGCCCGTTCTCTCATCCTCATGTTCTCCGATGCGAAAGCCGACCCCGATACGGGGTTCGCCAAGCGTGGTCGAGCATTATTCGACATCACATGGGAGAAGGTGTCAATCGGAACTGGTGGAACAATTGAAAATATCGCTCGACAAACATGGACTGACGGCGATACTTGGTGGAGTGGCGCACGAATCTCATATTGGTATCAAGAGTCTGGTCAAAGAGCAATCCCAATCACCTATGGTTCATACCCAGATTGTCGAATGTCATATGCAAATCTCCCTCGCTCTCTCCCGTTCTTAATCAATGAATATGGAACACCTGCTCTAAGCGACTCGGCTCGCATCTCGTCTGGATTCCCAACCATCCAACCGATAATCACAGCCAAGTCAATGTCAAAAGCAACCCCCGACCTCGTTGACAACGACACCAGAATCACGGATGCGTGGGTGGGGATTCGCAATTCTCATGTGAAATTGACTCGGTTCGTTCCAACCACAATTGGATTTGCTGACTTTGGTTCTGGTGCGAATCCATTCCAAGAACTCGGCTGGTCAGGCTGGTCATTCCCACGAGGCTTATTCGACCCAATATCCTATGGAGATAACCAAACATTCTTCTCCGATGCACCAGAATCACTTGATGCAAGTCCACTCGTTGGTGGAGTCATTACTCCTACCGAGCAAGCAATTTTCAAAGGATTCGGAGATGTCGCAGATGATTCGGATAGTGCTGGCGCAAATCTCTGGGCTCCAAATGTGGGTCGCTTTGTCGACTTGCGTGGAGTATCATTCCCAACCACGCTTGATTCGATGATAGTGTATAAATTGGGAACTGGACCCCACGAACGCATCTTCGCACCTGTGAGTGTGTCGAGCGTGGCCGACATTGTGGCGGCGATTCTCGACCCATTATTGAGCGATTGGTCAACCATCTATGAAAGCCAATATCAAGCATCTGATGGCAGGGCTTTGCGAGAAGAACCAACAAACTATCTGGTTCGGACTTGGGACCCAAATCTCCCACCGCCACTCGAAGCAATAGGGGCGATGGAATGGACATCATTGACTGTCGGTGGTCGGGTGTTCTCTTGGGGGAGTGCGGAGGTTCAAGGTCATCGGTTGATGCGTGGTCGGGTTGGTGGTTGGTCGCATCACGGACCCCTGCATTATGGAATCTCAACCAAAATGCACCCATATCGAGTCGACCGAGTATTCAAACAAGTTCACGGTGGAGTCGGCTACAACATTCCAATTCATTTGTTAATTCCACCAGCCGTGAGTGTTCGAGCGAGAGCCGGTGGAAAGAACGCCATTGAACTTGAGATGGAGACTCCATTCCACCGAACCGACAACATTCATCTGCTGGGAGCATCACAATTCAACACAGGATTTGAACTCGGTGGAGAATCGCCACCGGATGCGGCTCGACCTGTGGCCGGTCAATACTTCTTGAGAACGAACCTATGGGATAAGCCCACTTGGGGTTCGGGTGGTGTGTCAGGGGCGCAAATTGCACCAATGGACACCATTGGAACAAGAGTTCACGGACCCATCGTGAGTGGCTCATTCGGTCTTGAGGCGTTTTGGTCTGACCATCCGACTGACCACTTTCACGCTTCGGCCATGCCGATTCTCCCCAATTCCGATTATGACTTGGCGATGATTGAATCCAGTCGATATTCACCATTGATGTTGGCGAGAGTCAACGAGATTCATGAACTCGATGTGTTGGCTTTGTCCGAGCAATTACAATCGAGTGTTGATGTTCATGTGTCGCAGACGGCGAAGCCGATGTGGGATTCTGGTTCAATCGCTTCGGCGGTCGGGATGGGATTCCAAGACCCGAAGGGGGTGTATATGATTCAACGGCAATCGAATATGGATGGCAACGATATGTCAGGCCCAGCAGTAATGGCCGGTGGGTCAGGCCCACAGAATCTCGGAATGGGTCAACGACAATTGCGAACACCAGACGGCACACTCCATCAATTCTTCATCCGCCGTTCTTGCCAATCAGGTTCAGACAATTTGCCACAATGGACTCACATCAAGAAGCCACTTCACGGAGATTTGTTTTGGAATAAGAAGGCGATGAAACCACAAAATGAATCCGCTGTGTTCGGAGGATTGGATGAAGTCGGCCCCTTATTGAACTCGATAGGAGCAGGTCTCACGACCCCAGCAGAATATCACAAAGGCCGAGTGATGGGTGCGGCATTTGCATCGGATTCGGCGGGAACGATTCATGCAATTCTCGAATATCATGCGAATCCAGACGATACGGCAAACCATCGAGCGCACAGATTCTATTATCACAAAGCGGTTCGCACATCACCCTCTCAAAACCCCGACCCCATTTATGATTGGGACTGGTCAATCCACACACCTGTGTTGCTTCAAGGCGGGGCGACATACACCGGACTTGAGGCTGGTGGAACAATGTGGGATATGCGACACCCATCACTTGTGATAGATGGGAATGACCGACTTCATTTGTCGTTCGTTCAACCAATGTCTCATGTTGGTTCAACGGGATTGCCACAGAACAATCGAATATACTACACATCAAAACTCGCTGGCGAAGATTCATTCCCAACATTCACTCCTATCGACAACGCAGAATTGCAGGGGCGACCTGACGATAATCGGTATCAAGTGGTGAATGGTCTCATTGTGGATGCGGCAGAGACCGACCTCAATCAACCTGCATCGGGTCCACATTATACAACATACAATGATTGTCCGAAGGTTGTGTTGAGAGGCGACAACATTCCTGTGGTGTTCTATCGTGGATTGCCAATTCAATCGTTCGCCGATGCCAGTCGAAACTATGATGCAATATACTGCAACATCGGCCAATCACCAAATCGAATCAGCGACCCATCTGGTCGATTCGCATTTGATACAACCAAGTGCTTTCATGTGGTCGGACTCCCACCAGATTCAAAGAATCCAATGGAGACGAAAGATGTGGTCTATTATGATGCCATCATTGATGAAAGGGATAGGGCAATTGTGTTGTCCATCAAAGACGATAGGGAGTCCTCTCCCGTTGCCTATGCGCCACGCCAGACGCTCATCTCGGTGTTTGATACTCGCAAGACCCTTGCGGAACAATACACCAGCACAGATGGTCTTGGAGCGCACATCACACTATGGCGGGGTCCTGTGTATGATGGAGTGTCAGAACTCCGCAAAACCAATCCCAATTATCGAGACATCTCGCTCACTACTGACGGCAAAGGGAATATCCACATTGTCATGTCATTCACGATGATTGGCTCGGATGATGGGAGATTCGGAGAAGTCTATCGAGATGCGACAGTTCCGAAGGCTCGCCAATCCGCACTATCCCCACTCATTTGGGCGGCAACACCAACAGGGGATGAAACCGCTGCATCCGAAGTTCCATACATTGGTGGGTTCATCAAACCCGCCGAATCCCCGAACTGGACAAAAAGTATCACTCCGCCAATTACTCCATACATGGACTCTTCGGTCGGGAGTGAACATCAACATCTCGTGCATTGTTGGGTTCCATCAATCGAGTTCGATACTACCGCCAACACTCTTAGGTCGGTGAACATTCGATGGTTATCTGTTCCTTCTCTTCGATGGGATGAAGTCAACAATACTTGGAGTCCAGTCGGTTCGGCTCAAACGATGGCCGGTGAAGAGGACTTTCCACATCACAGCCCACAATTGAGATTCCAACGGTTCTGGGGATATGACGCATCCGAGATTGACTTGAGATGGTTCACCAACGAACTGGCGTGGTATCGAACCAACACCAAAGGCGCAGAAGTATTCTATCCATCTGCTGGCGGAATCCAAATGGAACTCGGAACTTCGATTGATGGTGGCGGCGAAGGTTTGGCCGGTTATCCTGAAGGTTGAAGTCTAAACCCCAAAGGGGTTTAGACTTGGAGAATGAGCCGATATTGAGTTCGATAACTGTGTCGACCAGAAGAGTCGGAACAAAACCATTGAGATTCAGAAGGTATTATAAGGGTCAACCCCCACCGAAGTTATATGAGCAACCAACCGAAGTGGTTCACTTCTGCAAAGGCGGAGAGAGATTGGCATAAAGCAAACTCGAACAACGATGAGAACCCCAACAAAAACTGGTGCGCTTTGAAAGTCGCAGAAGCGATGGGTGTGGCTGATAATGTCCGATTCCTTCACACTCTCCCAGATTTGAAGAGAGCATTGATGACCGAGTTCTCCGTTCGCTCTCGCAAGTCTGCGTTCAAAGCAAAGTCCGTTTCACAATTCAAGAATGCAATCGCCGACCGAGCCGTTGAAGCAGGTTTGGTTGGATTTGTTGTCGCAGTAAAAGGCCATGTCCTTCTTCTAAACAAATCTGGTGAAGTCGTTGTTGATACAGACCCACGAGTCAGAGACCGCCGACCAGTTCAAAGCATTCACGGCTTGTTCTGGAAAAGGTAATCGCAGAGCCTTTTTTGATGAGTCGGCCAGTCAAAAAACACCCTTTTGAGGGGTTAAAACCATTGATATTGCGAAGCCTTCATATAGGGGGAACTGCTACGATTAAACATGGCGAACAACACCCAACCCGAACTTGTCCTCTTGATGGGACTCCCTGCCGCTGGTAAATCCCACATCGGCAACCAAATGTTCGCTGACACCCACCAGTTCATCGACTGTGATTCAATCAAGGCTACTCATCCAGACTATGACCCAAAGAACCCACAAGCACTCCACGCATGGTCGCAGAACGAATGCGACAAGAGCATGATGAACTTATTCGATAACCCAACCGATGCAGTATATGACTCCACAGGAACCAATTCCGAGCGCATGGTCAGATATATGCTTCTGGCTGAAGAGGCAGGAATGACCACTCGACTTGTGTTCGTTATCGTTGACCTTGAAACATCTCTTGGCCGCAATTCCCGCCGAGAGCGAGTGGTTCCCGAAGAAGTCATCCGAATGAAGGCTCAAGACATCGAAGTCGCATTCGACATCTGCCGAGAGCAGGCCATGACCACAACAGTCGTTGAGAATGAATGGGAACAAGACCTTTGAACACCAAATGGAATGTGAGTAAAATGGATAGAAGAATAAACGCAACACCTGAAAACCCTGACCCGTATGCAGAGCATACCGAGACTGAATACCGACCGACAGAAGAGGACATTGGACAAGTCAATTTCCACTATCGTGGCTTCTCCGTATTCTCCGATTGGTCGCAAGCATGGGGCGATGAAATTGATGGATGCGAGACATTCATCTGCCGAACCAATGAACTCCGTGAAGCCGTTGACCCACAAACCAACAAGTGGACAGGCACAGTATGGGGAGTTCCACAACATTCCGAACATGGAATGGAGAAGGGATATGCAATCCGCCCTCACAGATTCATCAGCGGTGTTGATGAAATGATTGCTGAAGCAGAATCCAATCTGGAGAACTCCGACCTGTCCGATGAGGCAAAGGCTGATGTTCAACAATTGTGGGAATCATTCGGTTGGTATAACTGAACACCATTGTGATTGTGATTTGAGAGTCATCAACCATTGATGCTCTCGCTTCAAATCGTCTGAATCATTATCCCCCCATAGGGGGGATAGGCCAATGAATCAAACCCATAGGGGTGCTGATAGACATATACATGAGAGATTGTGTGTGTGTGTGGATATAGGGGTATGTTTGATTGATTAAGGTGGGAGACCCCCCTTGTGTTCATGCCGGTCGTGAGAATTGACATTCCGTCTCGTGCCGAACTCCCAGACGAGTGGGAGCAGATTCGCCCAGACTTTCCAATGCCATCCCCCCGACCATATCAAGGCGAGGCATTGTCGGTCATCTATTGGGCGATGGAGAATGATAACTTCGACAACATCGTTCTTGAGGCCCCAACAGGAATAGGCAAATCCGCTGTCGCTATGACTGTTCAAGCACGATTCCAATCCGCATACCTATTGACACCAACGCTTGGTCTCACAGAGCAATACAGGCGTGATTATGGCCATGTTGTGAAAGAAGTCAAAGGCCGGTCAAACTTCGCTTGTTGGGTTAATACTGGAACTGCTGACAAGGGTCCATGTTATGTTGGCAAGAAGCGATGCTCACACACAAAGGCCGATGACCCATGCCCATACTATGCACAGAAGTTCGCCGCCGTTGATGCCCGAATCACACTCACGAATCCAGCATATTTGTTCCGAGTGGTGAAGTCGCCCGACCAATCGTTCGGGCAACGAGACTTCGCCATCATTGATGAGGCGCACCAGATGGAACAATTCTTCATGGGGCTGATGGAATGTCGAATCACCCAAACCGATTTCAACCGAGTCTTTGGGGCTCGCACCACATTCCCGATGCACTATCATCCAACCGATTGGGTCGCAGACATTCAACGACTCTATGACGGGGCGAATAAGACATTGGCCGTTGCAGAGGATGATGAGGATTCCAACAAAATTGATGACATGAGAGCAATCATCCAGAGAACAACAACGCTTCTCGAACTTCTCGAAGAACCCAATGATGTGGTTATTGAACTCGATACCGACCGGCGAGGGAACAAAATCCTCATCGCAAAACCAGTTCGAGTCAACAAAATCGCACCAGCAATTTTGGATTCCGTGAGTCGACAACGCATCATGATGTCAGCAACAATTCTCGACATCGACACATTCCTGTCAGGTTTGGGGCTCGCCGACCAGCGCACCCTGTTCGTGAGAATCACCGATTCACCATTCCCGAAGGAGAACTTCAATGTTCACTATTCACCATGCGGCTCGATGTCATATGCTCGGCGAGAGAAGTCCATCCCTCGTCAGGTCAAAGCCATCGCCGCCATCATGCGAAAGTGGCCGAACAAACGAGGCGTGGTTCTCCCACACACCCATGCGATACGCAAGACATTGGTCGAAGGGCTCGAAGCCGAAGGCTTAGGGGATAGAGTCATCTCGCACGATTCCAACGGCGTGGCTCGTGGCATCGCTCTCGATAAGTTCTTCACATCTAAGAGGGATGACCTCGTTCTCATCTCGACCTATGTCGGCGAGGGATTTGACTTCAAGGGGAGATTGGCCGAGTGGCTCGTGATTTCAAAAGTTCCCTATCTATTCACACCCGACCCACAAGTCAAGCAACGAATGGAGCAGGATGAACATGAGTGGCGAAGAGAACATGAGGGAACACCGAAGTGTCCATATGAGCCGCCGAGCAAATACACCAATGGATTGTGTGGCTCGTTCACTTGCCCCAAACCCTGTCAAGGTTGGTTCAATCTGAACACTACTCTCAAACTGGTTCAAGGCGCAGGTCGAATCAACAGAACACCTGACGATGTTGGTCATCTATTCATCCTCGACCAGTCGTGGGATAGATATTACAGGTTGAACGGACACCTCCTGCCGTCTTGGTTTAGAGAAGCAATTCAACCCGCACCAGCGTGGCTCAAGCGGCATTTGTTGTGAACAAGTATGAATGGTTTGGTGAAATAAGTGGAGAACCGAAGTATTGATAAAGGTGAGCGTTATCCGATAACCATGACCGTCAAGCGAACCTATTACATGGAGGGATATTGATGAGCAGAACAATTCGACACAACGAAGTCGGCGGAATTGACGGTGCAAGCCGTCATAAGAGCCACCGCAATTTCAAGAATCACGAGCGTGATTGGATTCAAGAATCACTCCAAAACAACCTCATCAACACTCGCCAATCTGGAAAAGAACACATCACCCATCTGGGATTCAACACCCCAACCCGAATGAATCACTCCAAAGCAGGTTCCTCGTGGCGAAGGCCACAATCGGTTTTCACACTCCACCCAACACCAAAACCATCGACCGTGAAGGTCGGTTGTGGTTGTGGTCGTGAGAATGAAGGAGATGAATGAAATGGAATGGACAGTAAAATTGAATGGCAAAGAAGTATTCAAGAGCGAGTCGCTCAAAGAATGCACCGGATATGTAAATGCGAACATCAAGCGAAGTGATGACAATCGAGTCAGCATCTCTCGCATCAATGGTGGTTCTTGATGAGCGAAGTCGCATACACAGATGATGACATCGGCACAGAAGTGTCGACAGTCATCGAAGGCATCCAATACTTCGACACAGTTATCGAATGCTGGCTCCCCGATGGTCAACGAATTGTGGGTCCACGATTGAAGTGCGCTCACCTGTTCGCTCGATTCTCTATGATTCCGCAGATGGAGATGGTCTCCGAAGCGGTCGCAACACATCAAGACGAAGGTGCTTGAGATGAGTGCAATCCTCGTGCGTCAAGCACAACGCTGGAAAGCCCAAGCCAACGCAGGGAATCTCCCAGAAGAATTGTATGACGCATTGGCATCTGGCCGAGCGAAGGCGTATGAACGCCGAGTGATTCGCAATCTGGCGAAGGTGTCGAACATCATTTCACCCGAAGGCGGCATCCGCCCATATGAAGAGTTCAGCAAGGATTGGACATATGAGAAGTCGATATTCGGACACACCAAGAAGTGTCAATTATGTGGCCATGCGCCCATCGTTGAGAACTGCGTATTGGTGGATGGAGATGGTCAGCAATTGCTCATTGGGAATACCTGCGTTCACCGATACATCGAGATAAGAGACCCAACCACAGGTCGAGTCTTGAGTGATGAAGAGAAGCGAGAGTTCCTCAAGGAGAACATGACCGAAGCGAAGATGCTATACAACCGCCAAGAGTTCGCCATCACATACCCAACGGCTCTCCAAGACCTCAAGAAGTATGAAGCCATGATGCACTCACGAAAGCCTCTCAAGCGACTCCACAAGACGGTGATGAACCGATTGGTCAAGTATGGCTATCTCGGACCCAAGACCCGCCGCCAGTATGATGAGTTCATGATGGATGCGGAGAAGGAGTTCAAAGCATATACCACATACAAAGAGCAACGAGCAATCGAGGCTCGTGCAAGAGCCGAACAGAACCACGAGAGAGCCGCAAAGTTCGCTCAACAAATCGCAAACAATCGAAACCAATGGGCGAGCGAAGCAGAAGAGTTCCTTGAAATCGGCACAGACTTGACCGATGAATTGAACGCTTGGGAGAAGGAGATGGTTGGCCGAGTCCAGTCGAAAATCCGCCAATCTGGTGTCGCCGCTTTGCGTGGGGGTTATCTCCGGTTCCGTGAAGAACTCATCGCTCGCCACATGATTGCGAATGGAGTGGATATTCCACTCCCGCCGGTCGCCACAGAACTGCGAAAGGCGATGGCGACAGGCTCACTCAACGATTGGGAATCCGAGTTCGTCAAGTCGGTCATGGGTCGATTGGCCAATGGCCGTTCGCTATCGTCTGGTCAACAAACAGTCGTTGACAAAATCATGAAGAAGGTGAATGTATGAGTGTGAGATTGCACAACATGACATACTTCGTGCTTGACTTTCAACGAGCCGGTTGCTATCCCGAACTGGTGAGATTACCAAGCGGGAGTGCGTCATTATCAATTCTCTCCGACTATTGCGATATGAATGGATATGCTCTAATTGCGATGGGAGATTCTCGACCGAGTATATCCAAAATCCTTTCATCAATCAGATTCCCAATCACCGAGAGTGAATGTATATGACTATCGAACCCGATACGGGTCGAGAACTCACATCGGAGTTCATTCCAGATGAAATGGTGTTTTCATTTGAAGGCCAAGACCAACGGCGAAAAGTTCACTCGGCGAGAGTGAATCAACAGGAATGTCGCAAATGCAATAGGATGAACGCCGAGATATGGGAGTTCAAATTATACCCGTTGACCCAGCATCCAAACTATCTGTTCGTTCATCGAGGCGAACATTCCTGTGGATTCAGAGCGGCGACAATCGACCCGTTGGATATGGATTCATGGGTAATTAAAGAACAATAGCATTGATATTCCGATGAGTTAATATAGTGGTGGCTCCCCTCAAAGGGCATGAGCAACCTAATCGGCGACCTTGAAATCCCAACACCAGACACCCGTCTGCATATCGTGAGCGACAAATGCTCATCCCATAAGGGTCAAATGTATGGCATCCGTCTTGGTGGCAAGTGGGATTGGGATTCCATTCTTCTTGCGAACATATCCAAGTCTTGGAATGCTGGACAATCATTCATCGGCGGCGGAATCACATCGACCCGCACCGACCTTTGGATGGTTGCGAGCAAAGCCAAGACTTCAATCAAGACTCTTCAAGACTTCACCGACAAGACCGGAGTTCACTTCGCTCACAATGACGATGGTGTCCTCTTCGTTGGTTCACACTCTTGGATGAAGCCACATGATAAAGTCAGAGACACTTATTGGTCATCAACCTCGACCGACAATCTCACAATGATTTGTTGAAGTGGGTTGTCCACCTTCATAACGGTGGGGGGATTCCCTTGAGTCATGTCCAGCGGCGATGCTATCGAAGTCAAACAATCCGCACAGTCGGCGAGTCGATATGAGACCACGCTTTGTGAGAAGGACATCGCCTTCATATTCCTATCATCTGCGAAAGGTCGGATGGACTTCACCGCCGAACATGATGGCAAGCCACTTGGCAAGTTCAATGTTCTCTCACAACATTCTCTCGCTCGCTTGGCGAAGTCGATGAAAGTCGCCGATGACCAGAAGGAGCAATTCATCGCCGAAGCATTGACGGTTGGAATCAAACTGCGAGATGGTGATTATGTTCCAGCGCCAATCCCTGACCGGATTGAAATTGAAGTCAGCGAATATGAGGGTCGAAACTCATCGTTCGGATATATCGAAGCCGATACTATCTCCAAGTTCCTTAGCCAGCCTGACCTGCTCGACAGAATCAATGATATTCTCCACAACAGTCGAGAATCTCCATTTGTTGGAGATGATGCAAATCTCCTGTTGACCTTTTTGGTATTCTTATCCTGCAAAACTGAACACCCCCTCAATCTGGAATTGATTGGTTCATCGGCATCTGGTAAAACATATCTCACTCTCACGGCTCGGAATGGATTCCCGAAGTCAATGTGCATGGTTCTTGCTGGTGCATCCAAAGAAGCACTCAAGTATGACTATGATGAAGTCAGCGATGATGGTGAGTTCATTGTCAATGTGGCCAATCGTTGCATCGTCATTCTGGAGAAGGATGAGTCATACGCATTCATGCGCCGGATGAAGCCGTTGATGTCTGGAGACGACAAAGAACTGGTCTGGAAAACTCCAATCAAGAATGAGATGACTGGTGAGATTGAGACTCGTGATTTCATCATTCGTGGCCAACCATCATTCATCACTCTCACCACTCGCAACCCAAGCGAAGCGGAACAAATTACTCGCCAGTTATTGATGACTCCCGACACTACTCCTGATAAGGTTGAAGCGGTGGTCTCGAATACTCTCATGGCCAAAGCCCGACCAGAGGATTTGTTCATCCATCCCGATTTATATTTACTTCAAGCGGCGATGCTCAAGGCGAAGAAGTATCGAGTTCGCAACATATTCGCCCCAATGATGGCCGACTTCTTTCCAGCAAAGTCAGCACAACACCAACGAGACATCACCAAAGTTCTCTCCATCATCGACACAATTACACTTCTGCATCAGGAACAACGACCGACACACCAAATCGAAGAGAACACATTCATATTGAGTTCGATAGAAGATAATGTGTTGGGATTGATTCTCTGCGACTTGGTTTTGCGAGCCTCACTATCTGGTGTTCCCGAAGATTCTTGGCTTGTATTCAATGAAATGAAAAAGATGGTCGAGTCCAGTCGAGCATTAACAGAAGATGGGATTCTCCAATGGCTTCACATTCACGCATTCACTTGTTCTAAGAATGCACTCAAGGAGAAGCATCTGCCGACCCTTGAGGATTCGGGATTGATTGAAGTCAAGAAGCGTGGTGGTGGTCGTGGTGGTGGTCGAAAGACATGGAACATCGTCAAGACCCGAACTGGATTGATGGACACTTATGCGCTGGCTCCACTATTCATTGAATCCTGTCGTTCTTCATTGTCGACAACGATGTCCGACTTCTCCGATATTCTTGTTGATTGTGAAAAGCCGGTGTCCAGTATGAAATTAACTGGCACAGATGCCGCCCTTCTCAAGTCAATTGGTTGCTCAACAAAATCAGAATCCCTCATCTGGCGGTCTTTGGTTTTGCCGAAGTATCTGCATTCCGGTGTGCGTGGTGCATTCTATGACATCGTGGGTGATAGCCCACACCGACCAACCCTCTTTGGTTCTCGATGTGCATGGATGGATGGAACGACAGAATCGGCTTCAACGGATGCTCTTGAAGCCAAGCGAGAAGTGCGAAAGAAGGTTCAAAAACTGGCGCAAACTGCCGTTGAGTCCAGCGATGATGACTTCTGGGAACAGATAGCAAATGCACACCTCGACACTCTCGATACTGACTATTCGGCTTCATAAGGGTGGGGAATCTCTGGGTGAAATATGTCAGCCAAGAAAGCCGATAATTTAGCCCTGCCACCGACCGCCGCAAAGCGACTCGCTCCGTTCATCGAGCGAGGCATCGCCAATGGAATCTTCAAGGATGCCACTCCTGTGGTTGCGATGTTCAATAACAAAGCACAAGACGCTTCATTGAAAGAGACCGTTGATTCACTCGGCGGCGTAGCAAGTGAAGTCGCCCAAGCATTCTTGACCGACATCGTTCTCACCGACCTCACCAGTATTCTTCGTCAAAAGCGATACACCGCCCATGTTCAAATATGGTCTGTATCACACAACACCGTTGGTGCGGCATCAGGCAACCCTCGACCAGTATGCAACATATTCGGCCAAGCCGTTGTTGAGGATGGCGATGATGCTATGGATGCGGCTATGTTCTCAATGTCTCTTTGGGATGATGATGCGGCAATCGGCGATGATGTCGAACGAGATGGAATCTATGAAGTGTCGGTGTCATGCCGCAATCTGGATGCGCCTACTCTTGACCTACGCCCACTCTCCGGCTTGACCACATTTCACTCCGAAGAATACACACATGAATCTGCTGTCGATTTGCTCAAGGACACCTATGAAGTCGTGGATATAGCCGACCTTGAGGATGATGTCAGTCGTGGTCGCAACGATTACCGTTTGATTGAGGCTACTGTATCATACGCCGGTGTTCAAAACAGTCGTGCAGGAAACCAGTTCGGCAAATTACTTCTCAAGGATGATTCCACTATGACTCTCGAAGCAATCGAATCTGGTGAATCACTCATGTTGAACGCATTGTGTTCGACCGACATCGCTACTCGCTTTGGCAAATACTCCAAAATCCTCGCTCTCATCACCACTAAGGTGCAAGGCGAATACGGATTGTCCGGCAACATCGTTGTCGCTCTCCCTGTCATTCTGGTCGCACCGATTGTGGCTAAGGTTGCCACCGTTGAATCCAAAGAGGATGATGCGGCTGATTACTTCAACAAGCAATCTGCAAAGGCCATCAACCTTGATGATGACGATGATGACGATGATGACGATTCCGGTGCATCAGAAGCCACCGAATCAGTCGATACTACTCCAACACCATCTGAACCCGAAGAAGCCCCAGAAGCACCCCCTGTGGTCGAAGAATCGGATGATGATGATGATGACGATGATGATGACGATATTGACCTCACCATTCTCCCTGTCAAGGCTCTCAAGGCCATGTGCAAGGCAGAAGGCATCGAAGGCTACTCCACTATGAAGAAGGCGGAACTCGTTGAGGCATTGTCCGGCGATTCCGCACCGACTGTTGTTGATGCGTCAAAGGATGATGATGGATTCATCTCCGGCGATGATGATGATGATGAATGGGATGACTGGGACTGATGGTGGGAATCCACGATTGATATAGGTGTGAATGTGAGGGATTGATATGGCACGAAAAAAGACTGACTATTCAGCACTCATCGCCGGTTGTGATACTGGCGATAGCATGATTCAGAACCGCACCCGACACATGAAATTACAAGGATTCAGCGGTTCTGGAAAGACGAACTTCTATCTCACGATGTTCAACGACCTCGCCGATGGCAAAAAACCAGATGAGTGTTTGTTGACCATCATTGATTGCGACCTTGAAGGTCAGGCTGACCTCATCGCTCGTGATTCAATCATCCGTGAGGATTTGCGACCGAGCATTCTGCGAAAGGTTTGCACCACTCCAGATGAAGTCAACGACATGACTCTTGCATTCATCGACCTTCACCGCCAGCACAAAGAGAATCATCCAGCCGGTGTTCGAGTGATGGTCTTGGAGAACGAAGGCGCATTCTATCTGGGATGCCGCAACCACTACGCAGAATCCGTTCACGGTATGAGCGAAGCAGACTTGCTTCTATCCCGCCAACAACAAGCCCTGCGTGAAGGCAAAAAGACACTCCCAACATTCGCCGAAGGCCAGATGCACTCATACAAAGTCATCAACCGATTGTTCGTTCAACCATTTGAGCGACTCAAAATGGGTGCAGAACTGTATGGCGCACACTTCATCTCGACTACTTTGATGAAGAGTCGCACCGAAGGATTCGGCACACCAGACGCAAAGGAGATTGTCGTGAGCGCAGGTCGCCCCGACATCACCGACCCTCTCTTCGACTGGATTGTGGAGTTCACTTCACAACAACGAATCAAGAAGGGAGATTTGCAGGTTCGCTACTTGGCTCAAGTCAAGAAGTCTCGTGCTTGCCCACCGTTCGTCTTGGATAACCCGACCCAACCCCGCTTCAACAAAGCGGTGGAGAAGTCAGCCATTTAATCGGCATCTGCCACACCCTTGATATGGGTGGGGTTGTAGGTGATACACTATGAAAGTTCCATACATCTCGGCCACTCGACTCCGAATGGCAAAGGATTGCACCCTCGCTTATCAGTTCCAGTATGACCCAGATTCCGAATCAGAGCGCATTCTCAAAGAGATGTCGAATCACCCATCCTCGATGCAAGCGGCTCGGCTGGGGAATGTTGTTCACGGTGCGCTTGAGGATTGGCGCAAGCCCAACAAAGACGGGTCAACACCCAAGCCCAAGTTCGGTGCGTTGATGAAGCACTATGAGCGATGGGCGGCTGACCCACAATATACGGTCGACTTCGACTTCTATCAAGACGGCAAGCAGATGCTTCGCCGTTGGTTCGATAGGCGTGGCAAGACTCCTGTGCGAGTCTATGCTACTGAACAACGAATGGGTGGTGGCCATCACGCACCATTCAAATTACAAGTCGATGGTGGTGAAGTTCCCATATTCGGATTCATTGATTTGATACTGGAACACAAAGACGGCACGATAGAACTCATTGACTACAAAACCAACAGGATGCCGAAGTCGCAAGCCGAAGCCGACAACGATGTTCAAGCCGGAATCTATCTGGCATGGGCGAAGCAAATGTTCCCCGACAGGCCACTTCGATTCACATTCGATATGATTCGATGGGGTCCGGTGTCAACGGTCTGGACTGATGAGCAAATCGAAGAGTTCAAGTTATGGCTCAAGGCCAAGTATGAATCCATCAAGACACTCAAAGAAGGCAAACCATCGCTCGGAGATTCGTGCAAGTGGTGTGCATATCAATCAATCTGCCCAAAGGTTCAGACTCTCATTCACAAAGGCTCATTCGACCTCGTTGCATCGGAGTTCGACACCGATGATGAGCAATTGGATGCACTCGCTAAAATCAAGGCGGCACAGGGAATCCTGACATCTCGCCGCAAGAACATCGAGAAGGACTTGCGTTCACGACTCGACCCAATGAACAAAGAATTGAAAATCGAGACCGATGGATGGACTGTTGAATATCAACAAGGCGAACGCACCGAGTTCATTCCATCCGAAGTTCAACGCATCGTGCCACCGGCGGTGTTCGGCCAGATGGTCGGATTGACGAAGGCGGCGGTGGAACGAGTGTTGCCCATTCTCCCAGAGGATATGGCGAAGCAAGTGCAGGAATCTGCTATCAAGAAGCCATACAATGCCATGAAGGTGAAGAAGAAGTGAACATGGGCAACCGACTCATTTAACTGACTAATCAACCCAACCCTTATTGATGCGGCAGGTCTGCCGCCTATTGTGGGAGACGAAGAGAAGCCTGACCGTGAAGTTCCATCATCCAAGTATGGGACTCGCAGGTTTGGCCGTCTTGGTCGCCACGATGGTCGCAATATCAAGCGGTTATGGAAAGCCATGATTCAAGCCGGTGCGGTGTTCCCTGATGGCAAACCATTGTCATCGACAGAAGTTCTCAATCTCCCCAATCAACCATTCTCTATGAATGCCTTGACCAACCACTTGGCGAATAAACCATACCTGTTCCACGAGGATGGTCGAGTGAAAGTCGCTGGCATTGATGGCCGCACATCATATGACCAATCGACTTGGTTGGCTCATCCCGATGCGTTTGACCCGCCGACCGAATGATTCATTTCATCCAGTTAAAACCCGTAATAATTTACACAAACCTCGTTCCTCACTCGTTCGAGGACTTCATATCGAACTCAATATCTTGTCAACAGAGAAACTTGTGATGGGTATAGGGGTTGAAAGGGTTGAGATACCGAAGCATTGATAAGGCGGATAGTGGTGCGATAAACATGACCCCACTAATCCGCATACCGGCTGGGCTTTGGTGCGTCATGGTTTTGCCATTGATGCCCTTGACTTTCATCTGGTTGCCGTTGATGATTGCTGGAGTCATAGAGATAAGGTGAATAGAATGACAGATTGGAAAATTGGAATGATTGTTGAGTTCGGTCGAACTCACGGTGAAAAGACGCAGGGTGTAATTGTAAAGGTGAACCCGAAGAAACTCAAGGTGAAGCAGATAGGCACTCGTGGTCGACAGAAGTCGCACCGTGAAGGAACCGTCTGGACTGTGCCTCGCTCGCTATGCAAAGTTATCGAGGATGGTGTCAACACTATTAACGCCACAATGACCAGCACCCCTCGCCCACAGACGAATCAATTTGAAGGCAAAACCGAATCCGAACTCTTGGATATTATCGAAGGCATTGATTGTCAATTGAGTCCAGAGAACATCTCGTGTGATGGTGAAGCATCCGCACGATTCATCCGCCGCCGTTCGGCGGAACTCATGCGAGACCGAGCAAAGGCAGAACTGGCACTTGGCCGTAATGTTCCAATGTGGTTTTGATACTCGACTCGATTGAGGATGAGTGGCTCCCTTCGGGTTCATAAGGGTGGGGCTCGGCTCCGTATCTATGAGCCTCACTCCGAACTCGACCGACCTTGAACGAACCGCCGACATCAAGGTGTCTGCGACTGACCTTGCCGATGCACTCTCAAGCATCATTACAGACAACCCACCTGCCCCTGTGCGGGTGATGTTCACCAACGATGGATTGAGTGTGTGGACCCACGACAATGCCAAGACACTCCAAGTATTGGTCAACGAGCGTGAATTGACTGGCCTCAAAGTCAAAGAGGATTGCATTCTTCTGATTGAACCAAAGGCGTTCTCGGAATTGCTATCGACCAAGTTCGGTGGAGAACAAGTTCGCATTCAAACCGAAGCCGCCAAGCCAATCACCGTCAAGTCAAGAAGTGGTGCATCTGCTGTTTATCACGCCGCCGATGAGGATGAATGCCATACTGTTCCTGACCATTGGATTCTCAAAAAGAACCCTGCTGGCATCTGCAAGTTCCCGATGTTTGATGGCGAATTGTCAACACTCCAAGTTCGACTCAATCGCTCTGAACTCCAGCGTGGGCTGGTCGATATGCAAGTGGCCAAAGCACCGTATGTGGTGTTCAATTTCAAGGATGGAGAGTCATCATGTTCATCTGGACAATGGGGTGCAAAATCCAATCAGTCAACATCACCAATCAAGGCCGATGTGAAAGGCGAAGCATCCGTTTGCTTCACCAGTAATTTGACCACAATTCTCAAAGCGATTGATGGTGATTCCATCACGCTACAAAAACATGAGAAGGGCGGCTTCGCCGTTATCGAAGGATTGACCACAACCATTGTCGCCACAGAAGCAATCCGTGAGGCTTGAACATGAGTGGATTATATGACCCAAACAAAGGCAGGTTTGACCTTCAAGCCGCCGAAGCCATGCTTGGAATTGATGAGAATCAACGACAGAAAATCCGAATGGCGGTGGCCATCGACCTCTTGCTGGCTCACGCTGGAATCACAGAAGAACAGGTGTTGAAGGCGTATGCCGAGAGAGTCAAGAATGATGTGTCCGATGCCGCCGCTTCGTTGAGTTCACTCGTTGGAGAAGGATTCGAGTCGGAGTCGTGAGAGTGATGTCTGATGTTCCCCAGATATGATGACTTCGATAAGTTATCCACACATTTGGGCTTCAGCAATTGGCCTCGCACCATCGGCAATCCCCGACAACAATTCACATATACAACCGAGAACGCTTGGGCCGCATTCCGTAAATGGAATGGCGAACACTCGTGCTTCATCTCCACGCAAGGATATGACAATCTGGTGTGGGAGCAAGGTGGTCGACAAGTGCCTCGTTCTATCCTGTATGGCCTCACCTTCTTTGACTTCGACCATGAGACAAAGGCCGAGAATGCCTTTGCTGATGCTCAACGATTGAGTCAGTTCTTGCGAGAGCAAGGTGTTGCTCATTGGGTGCAATACAGCGGCTCTAAGGGCTATCATCTCCAAATAGTCCATGAGCCAACCCGATTCAAGTTCAGCCCCAAAGACGGCTCGGCAGAGTCATTGAGAGAGATTGTTCACCAAGTCCAGACTCATCTCAAGACCACACTCGAATTGAATACATTGGATGCACAGACAATGGGCGACCCAAAGCGACTTTGCAGATTTCCATTCACTCGCCATGTCGACAGACATGGACAGAGCAGCGGGCGTTATGCGTTGCCTATCGAAGTCGATATGCTTGCGACCGTGAACCACGATGAAATCGTCAGGTCTGCAACAGTTCCAAAGTTCTTCATTCCCAAAATCGAAGGTGAGCGATTAACCCTCAAGGGATTCATCGACTTGATTGGCGTGAGTCTGCAATCGCCGGAGACCCGAATCAAACCCATCATTGACTATGACTTCGGGTTCGACAACGCCGCATCCGAGAGCGCACGATTCCTCGCTTCGATGGACATCAAGTGTATGGGAGTCGTGAATGAATTGAAGCGCAGGAATCCCAATCACAAATCAAGAGTCCATTCGGCGATGTTCGCCAAGAGCATCGGAATCGAGCAAAATCAATTCGAACGAATATGGGTCGAACTTGGTAAAAAGGTGGGTTATGTTGACTTGCACAATGCAGAATATCGAGCGTATCAAATGGCCACCATCTTCGACAATCCAAACATGGTTGCGCCAGCATCCTGCTCGACTCTCAAGCGAGATGGTTGTTGTGTGGGCGACATCTGTCCAAAGTTCAAAGACTCAAGCGCATTCTTTGGAGAACTCCAAGACCAGCGCACTATCAAACGAAAATGGAGCCGAGTGAAATGACCAGACGAATAACGAAAAAGAGGGACTTCTTGAAAGACGCAGATGAAATCAACAATCGAGCCGAAGGCAATTTGAGCCAACGGCTTGGATTGTTGAGAGCGATTCTCGCCGAACTGGCCATCGAGTGGGATGATATTGGGCTCAATACGCTCACAGGTGAGAATCTGGTGAGCCGGTCGGGAGCCGAGCAAATCGGAACTTCAATCACAGGAGAATTGTTGAAGCGACAACGCAAAGTCGACCATCGTGAACATTGGCTCATTCGTTCATATCTGGCAGAACTCGGATTCGAGATTAGCCACCTTCACACAGGTCAAGGTGATGTTGCATCCAGTCGAGTCAGTATCGAGCGCAAAGAGGATGACCTTCTCCCATCGCTATTCGACAATCGAAGGCTCACACAATTGGGTGCGATGCGTGAAGAAGCGGAGTTCTCGTTCGTCATTATCACCAAGTCATGGTCTGACATCAAAATGGATGCCGCCGAGAAGGGAATGTCGACTCGGACTTTGCTTGGCTACATCGCCAGTCTATGCGCCGTTGGCTATCCACCGATATTCATGCCTGACCATTATGATGCCGCCAATCTCATGCACCGCATCGTTGAGAAGGTTGAGGATGACATTCCCAGATTGTATGTTCCTCGACCCAACGCACCGAAGCCGAAGGAGTATCGAGATATAATCATCCAAGCACTCCCGAAGGTTGGCCTCAAGACTCGCCGCAAACTGGTGGAACACTTTGGTTCGTTGGCCAACATCGCCAACGCATCAGTCGATGAAATCAAGGCTCTCGATGGGATTGGAGAGAAGGTCGCCCAACGCATCTATGATGTATTCCATGAGGGAGATTGTTGAGTCGCAAATACATCATCCATCGGCGAGATAATGACAACGCTGGCGACATGGCCTCGAATCCTAAATTATATTTTCCAAAGTGGCTTAAGGATTTCAAGACGATTGATATTGTCGATGTTCAATGGGTGAACCTACGGAATGCAGATGTGATTCTCGGTGGTGGCGGTTTGCTCTATGATGACTTCGCCCCGTTCATGAAGCATCTCATCCAATCCGATTTGAAGTCGCTCACGCTTTGGGGTATCGGTCGGAATCGGCATGGAGTCGATGATGATTCACTCCCTTCATTCGGTCAGGCTTTGATTGACAAAGCCGACTTGGTTGGAATCCGTGATTGTCGAATCGACCCGAAGTGGGTTCCATGTGTGAGTATCATGCACCCACTATTTGACAGGGATGCAACATCAATGGTGAAGCGTTCAACCTTCAACGAAGTCTTGGCCGTTCAACATCGAGAGGATAGATTCAGATTCAGTTATCCGAACCGACCCCCCGATTGGAATGAAGTCAAAATGCAGGGTCCGGTTGCCGACATCATCCGTGAGATTGTTGCATCGGAGATTGTGCTATCGTCATCATATCATGGTGCATTGTGGGGTGTTTGTGCTGGAACCAAAGTCGCCGCCGTCAATGGATTCTCCCAGAAGTTCCAGACAGGATTGCCGGATTCGGTTCTCGTTTTGGATTCGCTGGAATTGAATCTGTCGACAGAACACAAGCAGAAGATATTGGATTCGATATGCCCGAACGATGACTATCTCCGACTGGCAAGAACTCGGACACTTTCATTCGCCGCAAAGGTGCGAAAATTGGTCGAAAAGTGAACACCAGAACAGACTCGTGGCGATGCGAAAAACACCGATTTGAGGGAACAATAGCATTGATATTGCGAAGCCTTTATAGGGGGAAACCTCCAGCACTAAACATGGCGACAAAGGCGAACCTCCACGCACTTCAGCGAGCAGACGAAAGACTCGTTGGCGAAGAAGCACAAAAGGTCAATTCCGCAATCGCTTCAGCCTGTGCAAAGTATGGCAACAAGTCGATTGGAATCATCGCTCACCGCCTTAACGGACAACGCAACCAAGCATGGGGCAACGAATCCAACGGCGACTGTGTTGTCGCCATCGTTCGCAACGGACAAGTTCGCACAATCTATCTCCGCCGAGCAACCCAAACCTTCAACCTCTCCGTCAGCCGCACCGATGTTCTGGTCGACATGACCGGCACAGTTCTCAAGACTGTTCTCCGCAACAACAACGGACAGACACAGGGCCGCAACGAACCCTTCAACCCATTCACCCAAAACTGAACAAAACCGGAGATGATGATATGTGCAATTGCTGTAAAAACGAAACCTTTGACGAATGCCCTGCTATGAAAAAACACCTTGATGAATGCGTGGATGCGGATTGTGAAATCTGCTTCGCATGGATAAATGGGGCTGACGATTATGAAGGTGCAGTATTCGCCGCCAACAACCTTTGAGATGATTACTATGAGCCACCAATCCGACCGCCATGCTTTTTATCGAACAACGCCAAGAGGTAAAATCCACTATGGAATCATCAATTTTGGTAGTGTTCACACTTGGGCTGACCGTTGCTCAATCGGCAAAGTCGGAGAAGTGAGCGATATTATTCGATTAGATACACCATCCCCAGATGAGTTCGATGAATGGGTTGAGAAGGGGCTATTCTGCAAAAAGTGTCTGGAAACCATACTGTGTTATCCGGTTAGTGTATTCCACCGCCGCCTCTCATATATTCGCACATATTGAAACTGATTCATAAGGGTGGGGGTTCACCCTTCAATCATGCTATGGGCGGAATCGTATAGGCCACTCGTTCTTGATGATGTTATTGGCCAAGACCACATCATCGACCGCTTGAAGTTCATGGTCAAGGATTTGCACCAATCTGGTGCGGATGCCGGATTCCCTCATCTGATGTTTGCCGGACCCGCTGGAGTCGGCAAGACATCGGCGGCGATGGCATTGATGCGTTCGATGTTCGGAGATGATTGGGATGCAAACTTTGTTGAATTGAACGCATCCGATGAACGGTCAATCAATATCATCCGCACGAAGGTCAAGGACTTTGCTCGGCGTGGTGTTATCGGTTCATATCTGGTCAATGGGGAGACTCGTGCGATACCATTCAATGTGGTGTTCCTTGACGAATGCGACAACCTGACACCCGATGCTCAATCTGCTCTCCGCCGAATCATGGAGATTCATTCCAAAACGACTCGGTTCATTCTGTCGTGCAATTATCCTCACAAATTGATTGACCCAGTAAAGGATAGATGTGCGTTCTCCGATACTCGATTCCGACCAATCCCAAAGGTCGACATCACATTTGCTTTGACCAATGTGGCCGAGAAGGAGAATCTGGATATTGAACCACAGGCTATCGAGAGAATCGGCCTTGTCGCTCGTGGCTCCATGCGTAAAGCACTCAACATTCTATTCGCCACCACGAGAGTTCCAACAACCGCCACGATTGATGATGTCGATGATGTCGTTGCAGAATTGAGCCCGAAGGCGAGAGTCCGATTGCTACAAACCGCATTCAAGTGTTCTCAAGAATCCGACCCAGAGCAATATCGACAATTGGCCAGACGGATGGATAAGCAAATCGAGAATCTGGCAGAACAGGGATTCTCTGGCAGCGACATATTGGATTCGATATTCAGAGCGACAGCAGAAGATAGGTCGATGCCGGTGTCAATTCAGCGTTCAATTTTCAGTTCGATTGGTGATGCACTTCATCATGCGTCAATCTCACAGGATGACATTCTCACCGTCAAGGCTTGGTTAAGGAGATTGAAAACATGATGGATGACAATGACGAGATTCTCGAATTGATTCAGGCTCGATTGGATATTGGCCGAGACCGATATGGACATGGAATCCGAGTGATGGATGATACTCGGTCGTGGGGAACTCCCGCTGATTCATGGGCGGAGATGGGGCTTGAAGAGGTTCTCGACTTAGCCATCTATCTCACCGCCGCATTGGTTCGTCTTAGAGCCGTTGATGCGGTTGTTCATACCTGCAACCCAATCAAAAAGGTGGGGGTCATAAGGAGATTGTTGGCATGGCTAAAGAACCTCTTTTGATTATCGCTCTCGACTATCACGAGAACCCCGAACTGCTCACCGAGATTCGATGCAAGGCACTCGATGGGCAATCCCACAACCTGTTGGTTCGCAACATTCAACCACGCTTCTGGACTGAAAAGAATCCGAAGGGAATGATTCTCCCGAAGCAAGTCAAGAGCATTAAACCATCCAAGTTCACATCGGTCGAAGGAGATTTACTTTTTGAAATCCGAGTGGATAAGCCATCCCACATTCGTGAAATCCGTGAGTTCTTTTTTCCTCATTATTGTGCTGATGTGTCTTGGCCGAATCTGGTGCGCTGGATTGCAGGCTGGGGTGCGGTTATCGAAGTCGATACTGAACTTCTCACGAAGTCGACAGTTCTGCGACCGATTGAAATCCACAAATCCAATCACGACATTTCAGATTTCAAATTGAATGCTCTCTATTATGACATAGAGACCGCCGACTCCCTCGACATGAATGGAACACCCGAACCGATTGTGTCGATAGCCATCTATGATGAACGCACAGACACCCATGAGTGTGCAACAATCCGCCACACAAGTGAAAGACAAGTCAGACGATTCATGGCCTCACAGGTCGCTCTGGAGTCCGTTGTTGAGCATGATAACCCAATCCCACCACTCGTGGCCGAGCGCATCCATGTTCACAACATCGAAGGCGAGGATGACATCGAGCGTGAGGCTGGATTGCTTTGGTGGTTCGAGAGAGTCATCAAGAAGTATGACCCCGATGTTATCGCTGGTCAGAACATTCTGAACTATGACAACCCGTATGTGAAGAACCGATGCGTCAATCAACGCCGAGCGATGGAGCGAGAACATCGAGGGAATGTTCCAGTATGGGCGACCTATCCAAAATTATTCACCCGACACAAAGGACTCATGCCGTCATTCGATACAAAGCGAGTCTATGCCGAGCAGGTTCAGGGAGCCGCCGCAACAACAGGAGCCGCATCGCTCGCATGGATGGGTCAATCAACACTCGGCTATGGCAAAGTTCCTCGCACATCAATCAAGCAGATGATGGCGAACGACCCGATGATGTTGGTGATTTACAATATCTGGGATAATGTCGTGGCTCATCGGTGCATGGATAAACTCGACCTGCTCTCATTCTATCAGATGAAAGTCGGATTCCACAATTCCACACTCCATTCGGCGCACTCGAACATGATGCTCATTGAGGATATGATGGGTCATTTGCTCCAAGACAGGGATGCCGTGATGCCATCGCTCGATACAGTTCGCTCCAGATTGGCGACCGGCGGAATTGAATCCGGTGGGTATGTGATGGATGCACCGTCAGGTCTATGGCAGAATGCGTTTGAACTGGATAACTCGATGGAATATCCATCGGTCATCATCACTTGTAATGCCGACCCAAGCACGAAGGTGCGTGAAGAGGATTATCCTGACGGATTCCCATTCCCTGTCGCTCGGACTCCATTGGGTCGCATCTATCGCCAAGACATCGAGGGATTGATGCCAAGCATCCTTCGTGGGCTCGCAACCGAGCGAGAGCGAGTGAGGGGCGATATGGCCGAAGCATACAAATCTGGGAATGACGAACTTGGCAATCGACTCAACCAACGCCAACGGGTGATGAAGGAGAACATGAACTCGTGGTATGGAGTTCTTGGTTCTGGTCAAACCGACAAAACATCTGGCCGACCATTCCGACTGGTCGATGGTGAGATTGGCTCCGATATAACCGACATCGCTCGCCGCCACAACGATTGGAATAAATCAATCATCAATCGAGCCACACTAATTTTCACACAGGATGGTGTCTATCCCGACCCACAACCATTGATAGACCAAAACATTGATAGACTCCCATCTCATGTCGAAGGTGATGCGGATGCGGTGCGACTCCGATTCAAGACTCTCTATCAAGACACAGATTCGTGCAAGACGATAATTGAGAACCACGATGAAGCCGAATCCAAAGTGCGACCATTCACACCATCAGACATCTATTCCTGTGCGAACATTTTGACCGAGATTCTCAACGCATCATTTGATGAGTTCGTGCAGACTACTCTTGGGGTTCCCAAGAATGAGTTCTTTAGAGTCAAACCCGATGCCTTCTATGCTCGCTACTTTCAATGGGGAGTCAAGAAGCGATATGCCTATGTTGACTTTGATGGACATCATGGATTCAGAGGTGTGGAGATGCGCCGGTCGAGTTCGCCGCAGGTTGTCAAGTCGGCTCAAGAGCGATTGTTCAAATCTATACTGGATGGCGATTCCCGAACTGACATCAATCTGTTGATTCGCTCTATCGAATCCGATATGCTCGACCCAACCTTGACAACCGATGGAGATTACGGCCAACCGATGGGAGTGAAAACATCTGGAACTCAAGCGCATCGGTCGGCGATGTGGTCAAACAAACATCTGAACACATCATTCACGCTCGGTGATAAGCCGGTGATATTCATGGCCTCTGCGACCAAGAATGGAATCCCACCGAACCGACTCGTGGCAATTGAGTGGGGAGATGACCCAGCCGAGTATGGTATCGTGGTCGATAGGGTGGGAGCGATTGAGAAGTTCTTCGTCAATTCCAATTCTTTCAAACAGATTCTTGGTGCGCTCGGAACATCGTGGGAACAAGCGAGAGCCGGAATGAGTCAGTCAACAATGGGAGATTGGTTTGTTTGACCCAGTTAAGTGATTGGCGCAAGGCATACCGCCTTCTCCGAGATTCATGTGGCCTCACCCACCACGAGGCTCGTGCGATATTCGGAACGCATCTCGGTGGCCTCTCGTATCATCGCAACCTGTTGTATAGTGAATTGAAGCGAGACAAAGCCGAATGGTCAAAGGTGGCCGAAGGATATGCCTTAATGATTCGTTCGGACAAGGTGAGCCAGTTCATCAGCAATCTGGAGAAGGCAATCTGGGGAGAGGATGATGACCCCCTTTGTTATACACTCGTGCGTGAGATATGCGAATTAGTTCGAGACTGGAATGATTGGGGAGAGGATGAGCGACTTCTCATCCACGAGACCACACAAAAAGTTCTCAAACGAGAACAATCGTCAGGCCTCAAAGCATGGACTGACCGACACTTGTTGACTTATTTGCGAATCAATAACATACCCTTAGAAGTATGAATACTTTAGTTCTCTAAGTGGAAAGGCTTATATCAGATTCCGACTTCGGATAGATTAGTGCGGCACGAGATAACCCGCCATAACCAAAAAAAGGAGATATGAAAACATGGGACTAATAGAGAATATGAGAGATGCCGTTGAACTCAACGGTGGACAAATGACAGAAGATGCGTATCTGAACGCAGTATTGGAACTGATTGAGAGTGAGGGTGGTTCAACATCTATCACTTCACTAAAGTCCAATGCGTTCAATTCCGCAAGAATGGAATCAGCGGGAATCACTCGCATGACGATTGGTAAAGACAAATATGTATGGACTAAGGTTCTGGTCGAATCACTTCTTGCTGGAAACGCCGTTGGTGGAATGAATGCCACAACCAATGTGTCGCCGAACACCACTACACCACAGACAACCGATGATGGATTCTATTACGGAATCCGCCGCCGACAATCCGATGAATACACCGATGCGGCTCAAGCCTACATTCACAAAGCCGGAACACTTGGCTATGTTGAGAGCGAAAAGAACGAGATGCGATTACTATCCATCGCATTCAAGCGCAATTTCAATGTGTCCTTGAACGGACCCAAAGGATGCGGTAAAACAATGGGAGTCCTTGCATGGGCATCAGAAGTCGGTATTCCAGTCATTCGCATTAACTGTTCAGAAGGATTCACCGAAGAGTCATTCATTGGCTACAACACACTCGTTGACGGTAAAATCGTTTGGATTGATGGTGTCCTCCCAACCGCTATGCGTGAAGGTTGCATCCTCATCTTCGATGAGTTCCGCCATGCTCGCCCAGAGATTATGACCGCATGGAACGCCGTTGGCGACTCCGGTCGCTTGATGATTCCACAGAACAACAATGAAGTCATTGTCGCTCATGAGGATTTCAGAACATTCGCAACCATGAACCCAATCGAAGGCTACTCCGGTGGCCAAGACCTCAACCAAGCAACCCTCGACAGATTCGGTATGGCACTTGAATGTGGCTACTTGCCCGAAGGTTCGGAGATGAGAGTTATTCAAGAACAGAGCGGTGTGCAAAACCCATCCCTCTCTCGCCAGTTCGTGCAATTAGCCAACGACCTTCGCCGCTTGAAGAATGCTCACGACCTTGAGTCCGACACATCAACAAGAATGCTTGTGGATATGATGTCAGCATCAGAGGATTTGAATATGACCGAGATTGTCGAGTATGTGATGATTGGTCGATACCAACCCCATGAAGTCGATGTCATCAAGACCGCCGCAAGGGCTCGCTTGAGCGACTACTGAAACTCACAAGCCTCGTGCAAACGGGGTGGGGAGTATGCACGAGGTATCTCCCATATCTCACTCCCCATCCCACCTTGCACTTCATAATGGTGGGGTTCACCACCAACATCTATGACCACAGACCAGAATACCCAACGCACAGATGCGCTTGAGAAGCGAGTGAATGACCTTGAAACCGAAGTCGTTCGGTTGCGCCGATTACTGGATAACTTCGCAGATACAATCCGACCTCGTTCATTCGACCCAGCCCAAGTCCGATTGGATAATTTCAAGGGCGAGCGACATGGATGATTTAACTCCCGCAGAACTATTTGGACCCCGCAGGAACTTCGCACCCATCAAGTCATGGCTTGATTCTTGGGGCTATGGAACACCGTCAGTCTATCCTTTGGTGATAGTGGGTGATTCCGGTGTTGGCAAGTCAACAGTCGCCAGAGCGTATGCTCACGAGGCTGGATTCGACATCATCGAGAGTCATGCAGATGCCGACCGAGATGTCAAGCATTTCAATCGAGTGTTCAGCGAGGCTCGGATGCCGACATTCTTTGGTGAACCGAGATGCCTCATTGTCGAGGATGCTGGTGCAATCTCCAAGTCAGCATGGCGAGCATTCGATTCCGCCATCAAGTCCAAAGCATTCCCACTTATCATCATCGCTCAATCTGAATCCGAAGTCGGTTGGGCGTATCGCAAATCTGGATTGACTCACGAGATTCCACAACCAAGTTCAAATGACTTGGTGGCATTATTGAGTTCGATAAGTCCAGATGTCGACCCAGTTCGGATTCGATGGATTGCTGAAAACTCATCATCGTGGAGAAGTGCGATGTTCCTGCTCAAGACCACTCCGACCGATTGGGTCGACAACGAAGTCGAAGCAACCCATCGCACCCGAACGGGATTTCACGAGATAGCCACCATCCTTCGTGGTGAGCATCCTCACGAGTGTGGGGTGTCCTCTCATCCCTTGAGTGTGATACAAGCCGCAGAATGGAACTGTGCGTCATCAGAGAGCGTCTGTGAAGCGATGAGGCTTCATTCCCTTGCTTGGGGTGTCGAAGGACTCTCAACGGTGTCTATGGCCTATCTGACGACCCTTAGAGCCACAGAGCAATTGAAGCCGCCATTCCGAAGGCGTGATATTCGAGGGTCAGTTCGGCGAATATGAATGGTTCAACAATCATACTACTTGAACACCATAAGTCGAAGTGCTTATATGTGATGCTGGTGTGGGATAAGACATGGCAGACAGCCCCAACACCGGAATACAGGTCAGTCGAGTCGAGCGAAGTTATATCGCACAGGCTCGCAATCGCACACTTAACAAGATAGCCACCGTCTTATCTGGTGAACTTGAGAATGTCGGAACACCCGTCAAGCGAGTCGTTATCTGCCCACAGGGTCGTGCTTGCACAGATGGAGAGACCGTCTGGATTCCAATGAGAGTTCACGAGGATGATAAGGTGAACCACATCGCTCAAGAAGCAATCCTCGCTCACGAAGCCGCCGGTCATCTCCGATACACCGATTTCAAAGCATGGAAAGTTATTGGCGATGAAATCAAGAGAGGGCATGAGGATAGACTACTCCATGACTTCGTGAACATTCTTGAGGATGCAAGAGTCAACCACTTGCTCTCACAGGACTTCGCTGGGTCGGGTAAAAGACTGGATGCAACCCAAGCAATTTTCATGAAGCGTCATGAGGATAACTGGAACGGCAAACCCGCCGATGAAGTCAATCCTCGCCAAGCCGCTATGATTGCCATGATGACCGAAGCAATTGCACAAAAGCCTCACTTCTTCAACCATGTTCCAGCAGTATGCGACTACATGGATGAGGTTCGCCCAATCTGCGCTACTGCGATTGGTCAACCAAACACCAAGTCAGTCATCAGGCAAGCAAAGAGAATGCTCAAAGTATTCCGCACTCACTTTCCAGAGGATGCGAACGAGGATTCCGACACATTCGGTATGCCACAAGGCGATGATGCAGAAGGTGTAATGACCGATGACATGAGCCCAGAAGAGATTGAAAAGATGGCACAGAAGCAAACCGAGAAGGATGCAAAACCCGAAGAAGTCAACCGCCAAAGATTCCAAGACTTGAAGAAAAAACTGGATGAACTCGCTGAAAAGGCCAAGAAGGTTCGTGAGCAAAAGGAGTCATCTGACGGCGAAGAATGTGATGAGGGGGATGATTCATCCTCTGGAGCAAACGATGGCTCTGACGAGGCTGGAACTGGCCAAGAATCGGATGATTCCGATGAAGGCGACTCCGGCAACGGCGAAGGGTCCGATGGAGAAGGCGAGGATGGCGACCAAGACGGTGGCGAATCTGGTGCTGGCGATTCCGATTCCGATGAGTCCGGTATGGGCGAAGGAGAAGGCGAAGGCGACTCCGATGGCGATTCCTGTGAAGGCGCAGATGGCGAGACCGTCTGGGAGTTCAACGATGGCGATGGCGAGGATGAGAACCACGAAGGCGAATCCGATGACATGGGTGCAGGTGGCGATAGAGGCATGGCAACCAATGACATCGACTTTGATGAGATGTGGGCTGAAGTTCAAGCGGTAATGGATGCCGAAGAACAGGATGCACGAGACATCAAGCACGACTTTGAGAATGACATCAAAGACTCAAAGACTCCAATGGATTCACCCGATGAAGTATTCCCAACACAGTTCGATGATGGTGGCCACGAGTGCATCATCTCCCACACAACCGATTCATTCATTGAGAGAGGGGCTGTCGATATTCAGTCGACCGCCGAAGCATACAACGATGTTGTCGGCGAGAACAAGGCGCAAATCATAACAATGGTCAACGAACTCAAGCGCACTCTCAAGGGCGACAATAGCAAGCACGAGCGAGGACTAAAGCGTGGTGCGCTTGACTCACGCCGCTTGGCTTTCCACAGAACCAACGAGAGACTATTCATGAAAAAGACCGAACCAAAGAAGGCCGAAGCAAACATCATCATCCTCATCGACTCATCTGGGTCAATGGGCGGAACTCGTTGCGAGAAGGCGGCACAAACCGCTTGCGTCTTTGCAGAAGTATTCGACCGCTTGAACTTTGGTTGCGAGATTGTCGACTTCGCTTCTCATGGCAACAAAACCGCCATGAGAATCCGCAAGGGAATGACCGCACCATTGAATCAAATCACAAAAGCCGCTATCCGCACTCCAACCGCCGGTGGCAACAATGCCGATGGATATGCGGTTGAGTGGTGCTTGCACCGCCTTCAACCAATGAAGGGCAACCGTATGCTATTCGTCATCTCTGATGGCCAACCAGCGGGTCCAAGCCCACCAACGATGAACACCGACCAACACCTTCGTGCGGTTGTCGCAAACGCCAACAAAGACATTGGATTGTTCTCCGTTGGAATTGATGGAATGGACACCAGCACATACTATGACAATGCCGTTTGTGTCAACGACTCCAACGACTTGGTTCGTGAGTCCATGCCAATCATCCGCAAGATGGTTCGCACCGTCAAGAGCAATTGAGGGATTACAATGAAAGTCAAAGTCCATGATGCCTATGATTCCACCAATGCGAGTTATTCGCTATGGGGTTCAAGTGGCTTGAACTTGGGTCTTGTGTGGGGGGAACTCGATGATGCGGAACCACATATGCTGACTCAACACACAGGTCGAAGCATCATGCCTCGTGGACAACCCAAAGACTGGCGAGATAGTCGGCGCATAGATTATCCATATACAACCTTCGACAATCCTCGCACCACCGATGCTCGCATCCATTGTCCAGATACAATGACATCAGTTATTGACAGTCCTTATTGGCTTGAAGTCATGCCCAACGATTGGGCTTCTGCCATCTCCATTGACAATCTGAACACCGGATTCAAGTCGGTCGTTGAACTCAAGTCGAACATGGTGCGAAAGCCAATCGCCGATGCCCGTCAACCCCACGACCATTTGTTTGGATTGATGGGGAACTGGCGTGGCCAATACCGAGATGATTTGCGACAGATTCCACATGAACTCCCCAAAGGGAGCACAGCAGGCACCAATGGTTCTCCATTACAAGTCCAGAACACAATGCCACTCATCTGGGAGCGCATTGGAGTGGAGTGGGATAATCACCTCAAGGATGCCGAAGAAGTGGACTCAATTGACAATGTTCCATTCACAGTTCTCCAAGTTATCGGCACACACCAAGAGACATCATTCCCCGACCAGACCGCCTATTGTCGATTGTTCCAACCGTCAGGTGCGAGCGATACTGACCCGAACCGTTGTATGGATGCGTTGAGTTCAAACATTCTTCTCGCATACACCCATGCTAATGTAGCCGGTTGTCAACGGGGTGATATTCTCGTTGTTCCTATCGAGCGATGGAATGGCTCTGGCTTCGTTTTGGATGCAGTAATGACCTCAAGTCATTCCCCAATTGAACCGCTGGTCATCACCGCTGATAGTGAATTGTGGAATATCCGAACTGATGATGTGTGGAGATTCGGTGATGTTGGTTTTGTATGTGTGGAGCGAATGTATGGACACCATGAAGTCAATTCAATTCGTTCATTCATCCATCCAACAAAAGCCGATGCGTTGAACCACTACACCGCACTCTCGATTATGATGAGCAACACTCAAGCCGCTGCAATCGGAGATGTGAGTGAATCAACCGCCGACCAGTTCATCCCTGCTTGGAAAGACAAGCGAGGGGTGTTGGTGATTGACCGAGCCTCACCATTCCCAGCCCACTATCACGATGAGATTCGATGCCGTTCGTGCAACGGTCGAGTTCTTATCAAAATGAAAGCCGATAACAAAATATCAGAGGCTACTTGTCCTCATTGTAAAGCCGCCAAAGCAATCACATTCCACCACTTGATACAGGCTCCAGCCGAAGCCGTTAAGAGGGTGGGAGACCCCGAATGAGATGAACACTATGACTAAAAGAATCCCCAAACCCTTGATGCGAAGTATATTGACCACACTTGTTGACACAAAGTCGATGGGTCCGATGACATCGGCACAATTGGCCGAACGAGTCAACGCCGACCCAACACTCCCAGAGAATCATCGAAAGACCCCACGCCAATTGGCATTTGTCTTGAAGCAAGTGGCAAGAGTGGTTGATGGTGTCGATGCCGTTGTCTTGAGCAGGAATGGAACTTCACATCATGGCAACGCCAGATTCCGAATTGGATTCACGACCGAGATGACATTGGCCGAAGCCGAAGCCGCCGCCGGTGTCGTGAGCAAACCCAAAAAGAATCTCAAACAAATCACCGTCAATCTGCCAGAGGATTGTGTTGACTACATCAAGGCTTGGAAAGCCAAAGGCGTGGCCGCAGGTCGAGCCGTTGAATCATTGATTCGTGCCGACATCGAAGCCAATGGATTGCCAACAACGGATGAGTGAAGTGAGTTCTGTGTGCTGGACTTGCAGGAATGAATCGTGTTCGGACTACAAGACTTTCAACAACATCGGCTCACGAGTCGACAAAGCAACAGGACTTGATGAACATTATTGTATATCATGCGATGTGCCATTGGTCAGATTCTTCAAAGGGTCGTGGGTCCGAGTCGGTTGGAATGATGTGATTCGCCACGAAGAGTATGAAGAAGTGGTTGTCAAGACTCGCACATGGGTCGAAGAGATTCCAGTTCGAGATACGCCAGATGCTTGGATTGAATGATTCACTTCTTGTGTGGAATCCACTTCTCCGACTTTGCTTTTGCTTTCATTCTTTCAAGTCGGGCTTTTCGTCTAAAGAATCGTTGGAGAAGAGTCCATCCGCCCATGAATAAGAATACATAGAACAGACATTCGATGGCGATAGCCGCCAACAAGACCTCGCCACCGGCGCACATCAAGCCTTCATCAACCAAGTCGGTTGATACACACATTTCAGCCATGACATCGGATTCCTCAAGGCGGGTTTTCACGGTGGCGATGGTTTGGTTATTGAACAAATCTGGAATCTGCATCTGGTTCAAATCCGAGTTCCAATCTTCTGGTGTTGCATATCGAACTCAATATCCCAAACCGTCTCACCGTTCGCAGTTCGGAATTGGTGTCAACCTTGACAGACTTTTCCATTGATATTTTATCACATTGATATTCCGAACACTTCATAAGGGTGAACCTCCACCGATGTTCATGGTCGCACAACGAACCACCGGAGCACAACGCACAGCAGAACGAAAACACATGGTCGCACAAATTATCCACAATCGCATGGGTAATTATGCGGGTTCATTCGGAGCCACGATTGGGAGTGGACCCGATTCAATCCCCGCCCACGATGCAAATATACTGGTCGCATACAAAGCCGCCAACATACAAGCCGGTGATGATGGTCGTTGCACACTATCCTTGACTAAGACTGGATGCAAAATACACGACCGCCACGCAACACTTCATGACCGCCACTTCTCTAATGTCATCTCACAATTTGAGCGACACACCAAAGTCAAGACCACAGTTCGCTATGTGAGGTGGTGATTCAAATGGTGAATATCAACCGAAACCTGATGATTAAGCAAGCCAACAAATCCAAGTCGCCGAAGCAATACCGAGTCGCTCGTGTCATGGTCATCGCTGACCAAGAGAAGTTCGACCATGCGAACTCCGCTGGCAAAGAGGATGGCGAGCAAATCGTCTGCTCGCAAGCAATCGCTTCACTATCATCCAAGACCATCCAAGACACACTCGCTTTCATGAACGGCAACACCACAACATGGTGGGGCTATCGAACAATCGAGATGATGGTCTATGATGTTGTCAACCAAGAAGTCGTTATGGTTGGCGTGGACCCACGAACTTTTTGAAGCCCACCATTAGCCTAATCCTGCCCTTTGATAAGGGTGGGGTGTCGATGGTGATTCATGCCGAAGAAGTTCCGAATACGGGTCGATATGGGCTCACAAGGATGCGTTGACCTCACCACCGAAGGTAATGTGGGCGAAGCACTCCGAGCCGCCTATGATGAATGCAAACAACGCAAGACCAACCCGATTGCTATCAATGTCCAACAGGTGATAACCGAAGAATCGGGAAAATGGAAAGCCGCCAACCCCTCACGCTCGTGAGTGTGGCTACTGGCGGCTCCACAGGGCGATTGCACATCATGGCGGGTATCAACCCAAAGACGGTGTGTGGGCGAAGCACAGACAACGCAATCGTGCATGATGGCGTATGGGTCGAAGAGATTCTTTCATTAGCCGACATGAGTCGAGCAACATCGGTCTGCGCTCGTTGCAGACAGGCCGTGATGAAATTGAGGGACACCGTGAAGAACCCCGCTTGATACAGATGGGGGTATGGACTTGTTGAACTCACCGATATTGCATTGGGTCGTTGCTGGCAAGAACGGCATGGAGATGTGGGGATTCAAAGAATCCGAAGCCATCTCGAATCAGAAGGGTGCAACCCCAGATTGCATCGTTGCCATTCACCCACTTCATTGGGATTTCAGATTCCCCGACACAAAAGGGTCAGGTCGAGTTCGACTTGGCGCAGGCTGTCAATACAATCCTCTCCAAATGATTGAAGCGATGTTCACTCATGTGTGCGCTATCGAGACCGATAGAGATGTGATTGTTCTGGATTTTGACGAGAACTCGGATTTGGTGTTCGACCCGACCGCCGCTTTTGGTGAATCATTCCTATCTCAATATGGAGATGGCGAGATTGATGATTCGTTCGAAGGTGATGGCGAATGATGGTATGGGTTCACTCTCTTGGGGATGGTTCGACTGAACTTATTGGCTATGAGAAGGGAATGAAAGTCGTTGCTCGAATGGTCGAGAATGGAGATGACTGGACTATCACATCGAAGTCCGGCGACACATACAACATGAAGGGCGCAGGTTGCCCTGACCCGATTGATTTCATATTCAAATTGATTAGTCCGGTGATGCCGATTAACGACAATCCCGACATTCCATATCTCCGATTCAAGAACGACACCACCGGCGAATGCTGGGAGGTTTGGGGTGTGAACTGACTCGCCGCCCATGACGGATGAGAGGGGAGTCTATCAATGTTTCGATATATCAATACTTGGAGATGATTACTAATGGCAAGCCGAGATGTGCAAATCCGAGCGTGGCTCAAGGCCAATTATCCGAATGAATACAATAGTCGAGTTCGACAAAGTATGACCTATCCACAATTGGCCGCTATCGTTCAAGAATTATCTGGCGGGTTGCCTTCTGTTCTGGGTGAAGTCCCAAGCGATGTCAAGAGTGAGCGCATATTTGGTTCGATAACATCGACAACAACAACGACAGGTTCCAGCAATTCTGTGTCTGTCGGCACAACAACAACGGGTGCGGCGGGAACATCGGCGAGTGTGTCAATATCGGACAACGCTTTGTCGTTCACGATTCCAAGAGGGAATGCGGGAGCGACAGGTGCTACTGGTGCGACCGGCTCGGCTGGTGCAGATGGAGCGACAGGTGCGACAGGTAGTCAAGGCATTCAAGGCGAAGCCGGAGCAACGGGAGCAACGGGAGCAACAGGGGCTACTGGTGCGGCGGGAGCAGATGGAGCCGATGGCACAGATGGAACGGATGGAGCCACCGGAGCCACCGGCGCA